TTAATTCTTTGGAACCCGTCCCGTCAACCGGAGCACCTCCAGCTTACGTTGAAGATCCAATTGCCACTCATGATCATTCGTAGCACTCGCTAGTCTGGATTGATTATCGATCATCAGACAGTCCCAACAATACCTAGCGTTCTCCCGTAAGCAGTACTGCAGCTCCTTGGCTTCTTCCAGTGTGAGAGGTCCATTCAGATTAATATGAAAGATCTCTGCCAATCGTAAATGTACTGATAACATATGAATCGCTCCCTGTATTAGCTTCCTGATACAATATATTATATATGCATGATGTATCAGGATGTTGATACACGCATGAGCTAGTTGATACATTTATTTTGCTACTGTATACTTTTGGAAAGGGAGGCGTGTCCATGATTAAGAATCATATTCGGAGTATCATGGATTTGCAAGGAGAGTCTATACGAGGAGTTGCGAGAGAAACGGGGCTTGCTATTAATACGGTGTCTGGGTTATATCATAATACATCTAAGCGTGTGGATATGGAAACGTTAGATAAACTCTGTAGGTATTTAAATGTGGGTACCGGAGATTTGATTGAATACATAGAAGACGAAGAACCCCCGTCAGCATAATTGCTGATGGGGGTTTAATTATGTAGTGACCCGAATTACATTGTCGATCTTAATCCAATTATAATCATTCTCCATTTTGAACTTGATCTGTCGCAGTTGTCGATCAACAGCTAACACAACACCACTTACATTAATATCCTGCCCTGGCTCAAACAGAGTTATTGTTATCTGCTCATTGTATTTCTTGGAATAAGTAAACAAATGATCAATCAGTTCCCACTCTTGCGAATCGAGTACTGGCTTACTGCGCAGGCTCTGTGCTCTTTCATCACTGATGATGCGTATTTTGTGCTCAGGTAGCATCATTCTGCTACAGTCCCAAATGCTTTCTAGTTTTTTCACCATGATGTCTACCCTCCTAATAATCTATCCAATAATCTATATTACTTCCATCTATCCCCCATGATATCGCTGCTGGCTGATCCTTTATGCGCTCCCATCCTTCCAATACTAAGGCAGTTTCTGGTTGCTTTCCACTTTCCCACTGAATGTATGACTCACCGGCTAACTCTTGAAGCCCTGCCCTTATTTTGTCCGAAGTCCGACCGCACTTATTTTCTAGTTGTTCCATTGTTGGCATATAGCCGTGGTGCACTGACGAATGCCGCATGATCATTAGCAGTTTGCGCGCAGTGTCACTAAGCATAACGCTGTTCCTTCACAGGTTGCCAAGCAAGTATATTGGAGACTAAAAAGACTCTGGGGGCGCGTGTTGAAAGACAGGTGGCTCGAATCTGACCATCACGGACTCCAAGAACCTCGATTTTACGCTGAGTGATCTTGCCAGATTTATCCTCATATACGATTTCTACTGTCTGGCCGATGGATATTTTCATGTGATCGCCTCCAAAAATAAGAACGTTTGTTTGTATTATAACCGGGATATGGTTTCTTAATCAATGGGAATTCTTACAGCAAAAAAATCACCACCTTCAAAATGAGGGTGGTGATTTTTGCTTAAATTAGTACAATAGACCATTGATTTTGTTGATTTTCGATGGTAAATTGTATATATAAACCAAGCGAACTGATCGGAGGTCAGCAGTCTATCTGCTTACTGAATATCCGGGTTCGCTTTTTTATTCTTTAAATTTTAAGAGGTCATACATTCTTATCAACTTTTTCATGATTGATTTGAGTTTGTTATCTTTTAAAATATTCGGATCTTCGGTAAGCCGTTCCCTACAATAGTCACCTAAAAGTTCCACATCAATTTGTGCTGGTGTTAACATTTGTATATATCTTAATTGCGCGCTTATATTTTTTAGATTATTCTGAACTATAGCTTCAATTGATGTATGTCGCATCGCTTGGCGGCTTCTTCGAATTGTCTCGTTTTCTAGTTTTCGAAATGAGTAATTTTTAAACTGCTCAAAGTCTTTGGGCAGATCTTCACTATATTTTTTAATATACTTAAAAACAGGTAAACTACCATTGGTACGCTTTAATAATTCTGGTAAGGATTCTTTTATTAGAAGTTCTTTATTGAATTTCCCTTCATCAAATAAAACATCTCTAAATATTTCTTCTGCAGAGATACTTTTATAGCCGCGCTTTCCGAGTTCGAAAAGTCCGAAACCAATTAGAATTTCAACGTCCCCCTCCAATAACCTATCATCGGTTGACGCTAAAACACGTATTTTTTCATGTCCTTCTTCTGATAAAGCCAACTCATAGATATTTTTTCTTACTTTTCTATAAAAACTTGTTGAATATTTAGCTTTGTTACTAGCAATCACCTTTAAAAGATCAACATAAGAATCCGTTACAATCTTGGTCATGCTTATAGTTTTCCCATTAGTAAAGGATCGACTGTATGGGAAAACATCTGTTATCTCGTGTCCAGCTCTCCATTCTACAAAAATAAGTCTATCGCGCAGTTTATTTAAATTTTCATCGCTCAGACAATCAACAATGGATTTAATAATAGCCTGTACATTTTCATCATCCAGAGAATAACCCAAAAATATGATTGGATGTTCTACGAAAATAGTCATTAGTTTAGCAGCGAGGTAGGCATTTCGCTTCTCGAAGTTTTCATAATCTCTTGAGTTAATAACTACTGAATTGGGTTGCGTAGAACAACCATGAACTTTATAAATCTCATTTACCCCATATGTGGGTGAGAATATTAATTGCTCTTGTCCAATATATACTTCATACTCTGGAAAAATGTGTTCCATTAACAAATCGTAATTGGTGGTTAATACTCCTGCTATAGAATTTATTCCAACTTCTTTTAATAAAGAAATTTCCTCTTGATAATTTGCAGAAATCGTCTCCATATCTATTGTTTTGAAATAATCAGCTAATTCCAGTTTAAAGGGAGTTATTCCGCCTCGAACTTCTTCTCAAAACTTCTCTCTTCTCTCTTTGTATGATTCCGCATCAAACCAAAACTCATTGAAATCATTCTCAACGAAGTCGGCCATTTTAGTCATTAGATTATTCATTGTTAGTGGAATATTTTTCTCTAAAAGCACTTGTTTCGCTTTGTTTTCATATTTCTGATAAGCAAATTCGCTTGGATCAAGGATCCGAGCGAATCGATCAATTATCCCAGGCCAACTTTCTGTCGATATATACCTTCTAGAGATACCTGAACCAATGAATAAAAAAGGTAAAGATTGAGATTCTTTTAGCAAGTCCTCTATTTGATTAATGTCAGCCAATCCATTCACCTGCTTATCATCAGATATAAAATAGCCCTGCAAGCCGAAGCCTGCAGGGCTATTTCGCCGATTCTTTCGGACTGCACGTTTCGGTGCTTCCGACTCGTGTAAATGGAGGATACCACGTTTGTCACATTCTGTAAATGAGAAAAAGCCCACCAGCCGAAGCCAACTGCATATTATATTTCTTGAGTAAGTATAATACCTTATTCATGAGGCCAGTAAGATTTCCCCAAAAAGGAGTAATTCTAAATGGAAATAATAAATGTTCATTTAGGCAAAACTGTTCGAGACAAAGATGAAGTGGAGTTCACCCTATTCCACGAAGGAAGGTCAGTTCGTTTTAAATGCACACGGACTGATTATGATTGGAATGTTTACTATTATGCAGTTGAAGAAAATAATTGGCTACCCAAAATAGGCGAGTTTAAAGATATTATCAAACAGAAAACTGGTTACATACTACCTATAACCCGCCATCAATTCATCGAAGAGATATGGAAGAATAATCAGCTCAACCAGAAATAAACAACAAAAATGCCCTCCATGATAACGGAGGGCATTTCTTTAGTTCTTTGTCAGCACTGTCGCCTTGTACTTGAGATAAGCATCCTCGACTGCTGCACGGATTTCCTCAGTGGATACCTTGATTCCTTTGGCTGCCAATTGATCTGAAGAATAAAGAAGCGCCTGCTGCATCTTCTCTTCTCCGCCCAGATCCTTGTAAACAGTCTGAGCAAAGGCAAAACCTTCTGAAGCAATCTTATGCAGGAGTTCACGTTGTGACACAGATAGCTTTGCATCAAACCATGAATTTGCCTTTTGTTGTAGCAGCGCCGCCGCCCGCAGTATCACCGTAGCCAACACACCGATAACGGCCATCACAATGGCAGTGATATAAGGTTGAGCTTGATCAATAACAGTTTGCATATAAACCTCTCCTATTCTGTCGGCATCCCTGCAGCTTTACGGAGGTGATTTGCCGTGTTATTGTAATAAGCCATTGCCGTCTTGTCTCCCTTAAGCTTGGCAGCATGCCAACCAGGCGACAGCCACCGGAAGATAAGTTCCTGAGCATTTGATTTGTAAAGCTGCTGAAACGGAAGGGCCTGCTGACCTGAATGTAACGGGATCCGAGCAGCGATCCGCAGATTATTGGCCAAGTTATGAAAGTGAGTTTTTCCGATTGTATCTTCCATTTTGTGAGCAGCGAACCATGCCGGAGAAACATAATCATCAATTAGGGTCTGGGCGACGTTAGTAGGTAGCTGAACGGCAGCAGGCGGCACAATGGTAACAGGCTCCTCCTTCATCTCCGAAACAATATCGTACATCAGGTCCTTAAGGGTCTTGCTAATGGTCGCTAATGCTTGATCAATATCTCTCTTACGTGCCGGATCGAGTTGCTTATGACTTGGGATATGTGTCAGCGGATTAAGTCCCCACTTGTCACAACAGTAGGCCAGATACCAGACGAAACGCTTGTACGCATCAAGGGTATTGATCTTGCCCCCATAGCACAACTCCACTCCTAGAGCGATGTCATTAGCATCATCCCCGTAAAGCTTATTATCAGTGGTTACGTTATATAGGACATGCCATGCACGCTCAGCTGGATCGGGTCCAGTCCCCGTTGGGATAATCTCCAAAATCTTCTTGTCGTCGATGAATACCTGTGCGGAGGCTGAACGGTTAATAAGGGTCTGGAAATAATTGAAGTGATTATCCGCTGTGGCTCCGGGATTCCCGGTATCATGGGCAACTAAAAAGCCCGGCGTACCCGATACAAGCTGGGTGCCGGGCCGAACGTTCTGTCGCTTGTTGATGTAACGTCGCTCAATTGTATATTTATTTTTGATCATATTCTTCATCATCTCCCTTTTTATCAATCTTCCGCAACTGCACGAACTGATCGTAGCGTCCAGAATGTGTCAACCATGCCAAAGAAATCAGTCCACCAGTTGTCCCAATCTGTGCAATGGTCCAGCCTTCCAGTAGCCACTCAGATAATTCGGGACTGGAGAATCCAAACACGACAGATGCCCGAATTAACAGGGCGATCAGCATTTTAAAGGTGTAAGCCCCCAAGAAAAAAAGCATCGCCAGCATGAAGACACTGACGACGCCTTTTTGAAACCTATCGTGAAAATATGATCTGTGCTTGAACAAAATGTAAATCGCCGACCCAATAGCAATGACATAAAGCAGCAGCAATAAAACATCAATGAATCCCATGGCGATCCCCCTTATCGTAAACCAGGTATCGAGCAAATCGATTTCGTTCGATCTCTTCCTGTATTTCTTTTGACGACTCTTTATAACGAAGAATCGTCAGTGTCACCCGGCGAGATGCAGTTTCCATCTCCTTCTCTTTCTTTTTATGCCAGGAGAATCGTTTGATTAGTTTACTCAACACGTTATCCTCCCCTATCCTGGTCATTGCCGCTGGCAGCAGCATGATCTATTTTCAGTCTTTGTAACACTTCCAGTGTCGGAGCCATAAAGTCGGCTCGTTCTTTATCCAGAATTGCCTGTAGTCGGTCGCGGTCCTCTTCAGCGCGATCTAACAGTTCTCGCGGGACTAGATCGCCTTTCATTACTGCCCTCCACTGTAAGATCACAAAAAACAGCAGTACAAGCGCAACCAGATAAGCAAGGCCGTATTTGTCTGCTAGCGGTAACAGTTTTTCTAAGTTCGATACATCGTTACTATTCATTCCCCCGCTCCCTTCTCTCTCTGTTTAGGATACCAATCAACTTCGAATCGGTTTCGAAGGCACAAAAAAACACGCTCCATGTCGGGCGTGCCTTCTACATTACAACTTCTTCTGTTTTTGCCTCAGTCTCTTGTGGCGGTGGTTCTTTAAGCCTTTGGAGATCTGCCAGCGCTTCACAGACCTTGATATCAATTGCCTCAAGGATCTCTTGGTGTCGGCTAGGATGGTGATTTAGAATGACGGAAATAATATCTACAACTTCTTGCACCGGCTGAGTGAGATCGATGGATACCCCGATATTTGTTATTTTCATATGGATCATCTCCTTTCACGAAAAGTAAAGAAGCCCCGTTTTGGCGAGACTCCCTTGGAGACATGTTTAATTTATTTTAAACCAAGCACCACCTGTACCATCATAACTTCTAGAAAAGGCGATTAATGGCGAGGCATCTTCTTGTTTTACCTTGAAAGCTACCCATCCTTCGTGAGACGATCCAACATAAATATCAGTATCGATAGAAGGGTCAGGGGTAACCACACTTACATAGTCATAAGCAGTTCCTGATGTTGAAATCAATCTGAAGTATGCTTCTGTCATGTGAACTGCAGCATCGGATTCTTTATAATTAGATATTTTCAGATTCACTTTCGCCAAGATATACTCATATCCAGCCCCAGCTTCATCATTAAACATATTTGCATCTTTGATTTTCTGCCAAGCAAATTGACCTCTCAAGACTTCGGTTACACTAGCAGTTCCCGAGAAACCATAGTCTTTATTAATAAAATTAACAGTTTGACCAAGCGCAGCTGGTTTAGTTCTTGAAGTCGCTGCAGCTGATTGACTTGTTGTTGAGGTGTTGTTAGAACCGGAGGATGAAACAGATCCTGATGGTGATCCAATAATTATTTTCTTCCCTTGGATACCTATCTCTGTCCCTGTTGCATCTGCCACGGCTCTTAAAGGAGCATATGCCGAACCATTGATGATAGCTGCCTCAGCAATTTTAGCACCATCCTTCTCAATGGTGAACACTCCTTGTACTTTCTGACCGAGCAGTCCCGATGCAGCAAACGCTGACGCACCCCCGAAGACTAATGCTCCTGCAACAAAACCTGAAATGAACTTCTTCATTTATGTCCCCCCTATGGTATTTTTATCCTATCCTACCATTGGCCTATCATCTAGTAAATGATTTAATTTTGAAGTTGCTAGTGCTAGTTGTGACCTAAGATCAACTAGTTCCTTTTTTTTTCTGACTTCATCTCCATTCTAGGGAATAATAAAGAGCCCTCATCTGAGGACTCATTGTTCTTGATTTCTTATTGTTGTCCAGCCAAACATAGGAGTGAATGTTTCAGTTTTCCCAGTAATCACATTCAATCTGACCGGAACCCTTCCGCCGTTGTTTTCATATTCAAACTCTAAGTATCGGTAGGGAGTTGGATAAATTAAGACACTGAAGGCGAAAAGTAACAACAGAACTGCAGCTACCCAAACAATAGGTTTCTTCACAAAAGCCCTCCATTAATTAAAGATCAATGTCGAAAATTATGGTCAATCCACCTGCATCTTCATAGGCCTTCAGCACTTTCTGCATTGCTTGTTTCTGCTGTTTAGAAAGTGTCATATCATAATGACGGCTTTCTCCAGAAGATCTAATAATGACCTTCTCAGCATTTGCGATTTTCCGAACCATATCGATGGTATCTTTATCAATGTACGTCTCGTAATACTCCCAGACCCCATTGCTGTTGTTGTCTCTTACGACTTCTGAGTATTCTGGAGTGATCTCGAAAATCTCGCCATCAGCATTAATGGTGTATTTATCAATAAAAACCCAATCATCCCCAGCATATTGGATTTTAAAGCGCGGATTAGAAATAACGCCATCCTTGGATTTTGAGAAATATACATACGCATCGTTTTCATCGACGTACTCGGAAGCTGACTGAGCGTAGAAGAATGAGATCTCACGTACTTCATCCTTGCCCTCTCGCAGACCGGACAACGCTTGTTTAATCTCTTCTGGAGACTTGGTTGGCTCAACTTCATCTGGAGACGGCGAAGTCGACGCATCACCCACTTCATTATTAGTCTCCTTATACAGTTCATTTGTCCAGGTTAAGACTTCCTTTGTCTTTGGATCATCTGGATAATGACTGTTCAAAGTATCCCCAGCAGTTAGAAGACTTTTATAATCTCCAGACTCATAATATTCCTTGGCCTCATTATATAAGTTGTCCAGGCTTGGAGCTGCTGTTACAACAGGCGAAGGAGACGGGCTTGGCTCAGCTAGTTCATTATTAGATGAGCACCCTGAGAATAGAATAACGACTAGCAGCAGACAATTTATTTTTCTGTTCATTTCTATTTCTGCAACTCAGCAATCTGAGCATCAATCTCGGCAAGTTGCTTTTGAAGATCAGCGAGTTCAGTCTTACGTTTTTCGACCAGTATTTTATAGTCATCGGCCATTTGTTGATTTTGTTTCCCTAGTGTCCCGTTGTTCTTCAGTTCCTTCGCAAGAGCTTCCAATGGAGGAATCACATTTGTTTCTAGATCTGCGATGTTTGCCTTCTTTTTTGCTATTTCCGCCTCAATACTCGCCTTTTTCGTATCTAAGTCCACTGCTTCCGCCTTTGTTGACTCACCAATCGATGGTGTTGTTTCCGTTGTACTTTCCATGATTATTTTTTTCCCTTCCACCTTCAGTCCTGTTCCAGTCGCCTCTGAAATAGCACGAACTGGCGCATATGCAGAACCGTTGATAATGACCGCATCACCAATCTTCGTTCCATCCACCTTCTGAACTGTAAATAATCCTTGCACCTTAGCACCAATTAACGGTGAGCTTGCAGCTGCAAAACCGACTGAGCCACCAAGCATAAGTGCAGCGGTCGTGATGATTATAATCTTCTTTTTCAATATCTGACCTCCCATTTTTGTAATATACCAAGTATATCCAAGAGGTCAACGACATGGTAGGATATTTTTAAGAAACTGAGAATGAACCTCCCCAGTTAACTGCACCAGCAATTCCGTGATTATGAGATCCAAGATTAACGGTGAGAGAATGCGATATGCTGGTTTTTCAGTTCAACGCATTCCACAATGCAACGATAGAACTATTAATAGAATCGAGTACATTTTGTAAAGTCAAACTATCTGAATTAGAATAAAGCGCTCCCCATGATGGAATCCTAATGTATCCGCTTGACGGATTCAATCGAACATTTGATCCAGAGATAGTTGCATCACCAAATCCTTGAAAGATAAATCCGGATGTAGGCGAATTGAAAATTGCTGACTCATTTCCATTTGCTAAGAACCTGATCTTACTTACACCGCCATCATAAGCCGGAATCAATATTCCACTGTTCGGATCAGAGTAAACTCCAAATGCTATAGATGAAGGATCGATCTCCACTCGCGGATAAATACCAGGTGCAGCTGTCCGGATCTTCGCCCCCGTTATGGTGCCAGCGTAAAAGTCTGTCTCATATACCGAAGAAGCCTCGATCAAGCCTGTCAATGTAATCGACCTTGCCACCACATCGCCGTTCATGTATACACGGAAGGGTGCTGAATGAAAATCCGAACGACCCGCAGCTATCCCGTTAAGATTGATCTGAGTAACGTTCTCTCCCTCGCCGATCTTCATCTCTACAAAGTTACCAAGAATCCCAACAACAGCCGGAGCTGAAACTCCATTTGCGGTTATTGCCGTCATAGCCGTAGCGCTGCCGTCTCGAGTAACAATGATTCCGTTTGACGTCATAATGACTTGATCGAGAGCATTAACAGTAGACTGAAGTACTATCCCTCTACCGTCATACTTAATCTCTGTCTTAGATGCGTTGATGTCGATAACAGCCTGCTTCGCAAACTCCTCGAAAGCTGAAGCGCGAACCCGACCTCCGGATAACAGATCATTTAGAATCTGTTTGCTCCGCTCGAGATCTGCCAACACCTGCGTATCATCCCGCATCTGATAATTGGAGAGAGTAGCCTGGCTATGTTTATCCATGGAGAAAGGATATTCTGTAAGTTCCATCACCCGGCAGCTCACTCTCTGTAACTCTATATCAGGGTCATAAGCATAAACCGTATCTCCTAATCTCGGTTGTTGCTCATCTGGATCAATCTTATAGATATCTGCCGCACTAACACCGATCTCAAACTCTGGCATCTCCTTCTTTCGTAAAACCTCCCGAGTGGCTATTAGCAACTCTTCTGGATCTTCAATGTTTTGATCGATCAATTCTCCGTCATAAAAGATATTGACGTTATTGGTCCAGTATTGAGCATAAGGTGAGATCAGGTAATTGACAGCCAGTTTGTTGTCTACGATTGCACCAGGAACGGACTGCAGAAGACTGCGCTCTACGGTGGTCAGGAAGTCAGCAGATAAGCCAATGAATGTCCGACTGTCCTTCATCTGCGAGAACATCCGAGTTGTCAGATTCGAATTATCATCCTTGAAACTATCACTGATGATATTCTTACGGATCCGGTACTCAAAGCCATCATCGCTGCCAATACGCTTATATAGATGAATCACAGTATTATCCGGTTCAATCTCACAACCATAAAGATTGACAGCGTCCTGCAATGCAGCCAGCGCCGTGGTCGCTCCCCAGTCTTTTACGTCTCGGAGATCGAAAGTATTGTGCAGAACAAAGGTGTACACATAACCAGTTGCGGCGCTAATCTTATCTAACAACACACTAATATGAACACCATACGCCTCATCGATATATTGATCATACGGAATCTTGAAGTCGATCATCTTAAACATGATATGTGTGCAGAGAACTTGAGCGCTGATTATCTTGTTGTTACGATCCCGGGCGCGTGATTGAACGACATAAAATTGGCCACGCTCGTCTTGAACGTGGCCTTTAGGTATGATCTTTTCTTTGTAGTCATCGCTCGTCATCGGAACGGTGAAGGAGATTTCATAATCGCTATTAAGTCGACGTCGGCGTTGAACGTCGGTGCACTGGACTAGTAAGCCAGTTGGGGATCGGTTACGGTCAAAGGATTTAAGGTGCTTTTGCATGTTGTAGGCTCCTTTCATGAAACAAAAAAACCGCGCTCAATTTGGCACGGTTGGTTGTGAGTCTCCTAGACTAGGCAAGTCATCGTCAGGTTGAATTATTGAAACCAAGACTGCCAGCAGAGGAGGAATGCAAGAAGATATTATAAGTGCGACTTTATATGCAGTCCCACCCAAGAAGAATAACTTATATATAAACATGAAAAACACCACAAGATGAATAAAGAAATTTATAAAGAACTCAATAATTAAACCAAACACTAGCCACAATACCTTCTTAATTATGCCATCAGGAAATCCATTAACATAATCCAACCAGGTCCATTTGACTCCTCCCCAAATGACCCTCCCACTTAGTGATATTCCATTCTGTATACCATGAATCATGGAGAGATCGCTGTCTAACTTAGTAAAACTTTCAGGGAATCTTTGGGCAAAATCAGTGTCTAAAACCTGTATTTTCAGCGTCCCTCCTTCTTTAATAAAGTAATTTGTCATTGCCCCATAAACTACTAATCCAAGAAGAATAAAACTTAATATACTTGCCACTACTTTTCTTTGAGCATACCACATCCATTAATCTCCCCCAATAATCATATGGAACAATAATACGATATATGGGATATAATTCCTATAGAAAAATCAGAAATTTTAATGGAACAAAAAAGAGCCTTCGGAATGATCCGGCAGCTCTTTTTTCATGTCCATTTTCGGTTGTCCAGTAGTGAACAGTATAGTCCTACTGTACTTTATACTTTTGTATTTGTACCGAATCTATTGTAAAACTACCACCTCTAAATACTGCTGGAACAATCATCAGAAAATTAACGTCATCATCAATGTAGATCTTCTGAGATTTCTCAAAACGGTTAATTGGAAACTTATAGACGGTGTTCTCTGATATTTCCTTCGTGTTTTTACCAGTCCAGTAAATAGTCATATAATCGTGGATATAACCGCCTTGGATGTTTAAATTAACCTCTGTCACAATTCTGTCATCGTTCAATAATTCGTCATGAACTTTGATGATGGACGGCGCTTGAGGGATGTTTTTAAAAGTATTCTTCGTCAAAGAAACGCTATTTTCGACTAGCACTTCTTCCGCACCATAAAATTTGCTTGATACCGGTTCAGAAGACTTCACTGATTCGACCGATGTTCCAAGATATCTGCCTAAGCGATACTCTGACATTTCCGTATTGATATTATAAGCAAAGAAATAAACGCTGTAGAATAATATGATCGCAAACGCAGTAGCAATTACCATAAATCCATAACGGAAACAACGTTCAAGTAAACCTTGCCACTTAAATAAAAATTCATTTGAGGTTAAGACTTCTCTTTTCTTGAAAAGATCGACAACCCTTTCTAATAAAACCCCTACAAGTATTATCACAAATGGTATTGATGGATAGACATATCTGGGTAACCCATGAAACGGCATGTTCATCAATGTAAATGCTATAGGAAAGCATGATAAAAATAGAACTTCTTTTCGACATTTTTTCAACAGAAAAGGAATGGCGATAACACAAGGAACAATTATTAACTGTTGCAATGCAATAAGCGGCCTAAAATACTTGAACGGATGCACTAGGCGCTCGTCCCAAAGATCACCCCACATGTATTGAAAGAATCCAAAAATTCTCCATTTGTAGTAAACTGCAGGGTTTGGCGTTAGGTTACTTTTCAAAACATTCTCTAAAGACTGATTATTAGTAGCTGCCATATCAATAAAGTATGGCACTGCTCCCCAAACCTTAGGACTGTACCCTGCGTCCGAAAACAATATAAATTTGTCAAACGTTACCCAGTTACGAATCCACCACGGGAGCATAAATAATATAATGATCCCAATAAATACAACTATATTTCGAATAATACTTTTCTTGTCCCTCCTGCCATATACCAATAAAAATAATATTGCAAGGGCTGCAAACGGTAAGGCCAAAGCCCTGATGTGAGTAGCGCAAGTCAAAATGGCTGCGGATAACCCAAGTAAATAGATATTATTATTCTGAAGGCTCTTTAAGAAAAAATAAGTAAATGCCAAAAGCAAAGTCATAAACATTTGCTCTGTGAGCATGCGATCAATATTGTATAATAACCCCGGATAGATTGTTGCTAAAGCAAGTGCTATAAACATATATACCTTTTTGATTTTTGTTAGTTCAAGAATTTTATAAATCAAGAACAATGAAACAATACTCAAAAGCACTTGTGAAATTAACACCGCTTTAGTTGATTGTCCAAATAAGAAATATATTATTGCAATAAAAACCGGGTACCCCGGCTGTAATTTTGGTGTTGGGACAACCTCGGTAATTCCGTTAAACATATCTCCGTTAATATCAAAGGTTAGAGTACCATATTTCAAAAGGTTCTCGGCGGCATAATGGTATGTTGTTTCATCCCCCCAAATTATTTCTCTCGAAGTGTCCGCTATATTAAATCTCATAATAATTGCGAATACAAACACCAACAACAGAATTGAATAGTAAATCAGTTTTTTTCTGGTCATTTCAGAGTAAACACCTCGTATTTGGTAAAATTTATGCTCAGTTATTTCAAACCAAGCGTAAACTTAACTTAATTTCCTGTCAATGCTCTAAGTGGTAACCAATCTGTTCCTAATACGTTCCCGGCACCAGCAGTCATTCGCTGGTACCCAAAAACAACATATTTGTTCGGAGTTGTTCCTGATTGAACCGGTGTTGATTCATACACGATTTTTCCGATATCCGACGGCACCCAACTTGTACCTGTTGGTGTTCCTGTCGAATAAGTCTGTCCATTGTAAAGGAATTTCCCGTTTTTAGGGTAGTAAATAGGCAATAATTCTTTCCCTGATAAATATTCGCCGGTAACGTTCGACCCCAATGAAACAGATGCTATTTTAGAATTTGGGCTTGCTAAAGACACTTCATGCAGACCTCTAACAGATATGTGGCTTGCATTTTGTGCTGTCAACATCGTCGCTGTATTTATATCAGCATTTGTACCATCACCCACTGACGTATATCCATTTATGATAAGGGTTGAAGCGTACACATCCATCGCTGTTGCAATAGATCCTTCACTTGCACAACCGATCATTGTTATACCTTTAGACGATATATATTCATAACCGATTCGTGCATAGTCAGCAGCACATGCAATCAAGGTGCTGTAATAAGCTGTACCTATGTGATAATCAACATCACAACTTGTGGCATAACAATGATCTAATAAACACGTTGTGATCGTTCCACCATCAATGAAATAACCATATTTGTCTCCTGATCTTCCTGCGTAACAATCTCGGAATGAGACAATCCATGTATTATTAACAGCGAAACACTTACTCCACCCGATAGATGTCACTTTATCCATTGACACAAACGAATTAAGTTCAGGGTTTGTTGTACCACCATTAATGTGTATACCTATTCTCTTTTCTGTTTCTTTGTTAAGGACATAGATACTTTCAAAGTGAACATTATCCGCCGAAGTAATATTAATCGCTGGTTTGGTTAATGGCTTTCCATCCATAAAGAAACCAAGGATAGATCCACCACCGAAAGTCGCATTTTCACCTACCAGTTTTACTGAGGTTGGGATTTCTAGTGTGTCTTGTATTCGGTACCAGTACTTTACAGCAGGTATATAAACTATCCCTCCCAGTACCGATGCGGCTGCAATTGCTTGTTTGAACGAGTTTGTGTCATCTGAGTTATCACCTTTGGCCCCATAATCTTTAACGTTAAAGAATAGATCTCTTTTTTTCACAGTATCCGCCAGCTGCGAAGCAGTTGCAAGTCCAACGTTGCCCCCCGCGTGCCCCACGTATACCTCACCCGTATCTGTGGTAATCGCCGGCTCCCCCACGGAAAGTGTCGGTAAAGCGGATTTTAACCCGCGTCTGAACTGTATTTTATTTGCCATAATGCACCTCCTAAAATGTGCCGCCGTCAATGGTGTCGGATACGGATAGATATCCCTGAGCTTTAACAAATGCAGTTGAAGCCGCCTTAGTACTGTTATCCGAAGTGGCTTGAGTGGTCACTACTGGATTAGTGAACGAAGGGTTAGTAAACATTGTTGCTTTACTCTCATTAGTCACATTACCCAAGCCTACATCCGACGCAGACAGTGTAACAACTCCGGTCTTACCAGCCACACTGGACACTGCCGCCGTAGGTGCAAGGATTTCCTGCCAATTAGCAAGCGTAGAAGCACCAGATAACCGGAGAATAAACGTTTTATTTAGATCTGTCCGAACTGCAATATCTCCAACCTCAGCCGTCAAAGCTAGCATAGCAGCTTGTGAAGCGACGACAAAAGTATCCGATATCGCTAGTGCGGGCAAGATACTATCGTCCAACTTACCATTGGCTCCGATCAGTGGAACGTTTCCAGCTGCTGTACCCGTATTTTTACTAGCTGCTGTGCCTGCATCACTGATCTTAGATAATGTCAGCATCGGGATATCAGCAGCTGTTATTTGTGTGGCGCTAATAACCTGTCCCTTTGCGTTAATCGTTAATTTGGTGTAAGTGCCTGCCGTAGCAAGATTGGGGAGAACCACAGTAATAGTAGCGTTGGCTGATCCGTCAAATGGTGTGGATCCGGTAGCATCTCCTGCCAGCGCAATGGTACGAGCCGTTTTTAGCTTAACAGCTGTTTCTGCGGCCGCTTGGTCAGGATTCACCATGACCTTATCTCCGCTGCCTGTACCTACGTAAACCTTACCTGTATCCGTTGCGAGTGCCAATTCCCCCGCTTCCAGTGTTAACGCTGGTACATTTGCAGCGAGTCCACGTTTTATTTTAATTACTGGCATCAACATGCCCTCCTTTAGTATGTTCCACCATCAATAACTGGTCCTGTTGGATCATCTCCGTCAAACGATCCTCCATTGATAGGCATGTAATTCAAGTAGTTTATTAAATTAGACATTTCACCATCGAGTCTAGCCTTCAATGTTGGGTAAGTTACCCCGCTTGAAGCGCTCACTCTAGCATCCCTCGCTTCCGGTCCGCTATCACCTGCATTAATAATAAGATTATTTATACGAGAGTTCTGAGAATCTATAGCCTGTTTGATATTGCTGGCTCCAGTAACTGCACCTTCATAGGTCACATGCTCTGCTGAGTGAGCTTGCGTAGATTCTTTGTGTTCTGTGATATCGCTCTGTGCTCCAGTGATCCTTCCTTCATGATTGTTTAAATCCGCCTGGATATCAGCGTAATTGTCATTGTGTCGCTGTAGGTTCACAAGGTCGAGGAGCTTGGTAATGGTTCGTCGATTAAAAATCATATCCGCACGCTCCTTTCTAAAAGAGATAATTATAGCGATAGAGAACTTCAACAGTGATATTCGGGCTTGTTGCCGTCACGGTGAATGTTGTCACTCCTGGTTTAAGAACAAAGAAGACACCATTGCTGCGGGAATACGTATTCGTGCCATTTAGCCGGACAGAGCATTTATCCAGGTCACTGTCTAACTCAAACACATCATTAATTCCAGCGCTGCCGGTGATGGTCAAGGTCTGGCTGCCGTCACTCATTGAAAGGTTGGTAAATGTACCAGATATACGGATCAGCGGGTAAGCCTCTGTCGATCCCAAATTATTAACAGTGAACGTCTGACCACTCGCTGTAATTGGGAATGAAGAATCCGAGATATAAAAGAAACCTTCCCCGTAGGAAAGGCCCTCTCCATATTCCCGTAGCTCAGTATCCTGTATCGACTCGATCCACGGATCATCCATCTTCATGGGAATATCAATCTTCCGGTTCCCGGTCGAAGTATCAAAAGCCATGGAACCGCGATACTCGGCAACAAACCTCTTTTCAGGTATATCATCAAATATGACTATCGAAGGTCCGTTCTTAACATCAAATACACTAGCTAGCATTGCTACGGCGCCATAATAATCATCACCCATAATAAATAGACCCAAGCCAATTGGCCGGGCCGCATAGGTACTACCAAAGTTCTTAACGCCATCTCTTCCAGCCAGCTTGATAGTGTTCTCCTCAGTCTCTGGCAAGGGAGGTATATCTCGGCTGACCAGCATGATGTCCAGAGATGAGAGCCAAACACCATTCACGGATACATCATTCATCCGGACTTCACTCCCATCGTCTGAAGTCGACGGGCTGATTTCTCACGCTCGGTATATACCGTCTCAGTATCGAGACGATCCTCTAGTTTCACATCGTTTACGCTCATGTCAAAATGATTCACGATATGTGTTTCCGACTTGGATATCCCTGAGGCAGCACCGATAAGACTAGGTGTATCTAGTATCCGGAACAGTCCCCGTAACTGACTCTGATTGAATATCCCTTCACCACCGTGTACGATAGCCGGCACGGATGCACCGATCGGACCAGGAACCACTCCACCCACGTCGAAACTTTGAAGCTTTCCTGTATCCGATGTTATTCCATAGAGGTCTCTAAGCGATTGGTTCCGTGCCCCCAGTCTAGCCATTTCAGTTTTATTCCCTGTAGATTTAGCAACATTATAGAGATCTTTATTAGCATTGTATTCAGCAAGATCAATATCTTTTTGCGCAGCAGCTTTGGTTGATGCAATAGCTGCCATCTTTGAATTGTACTGAGTGATAAAAGCATCCAGATCCGTGAGGATTTGAGCATTAGCTGTACCAGCAGAATAAACACGAAATGCTGCGATTCCAGCCTCGATTTCCTTGATGTCCTCGGAATGGTTTTCGAAGGCATCAACTAGAGCATCATACTGCCGTTCTGCCGCATCCTTCTCATCCTCATAAGCCTGTAATTGAGCTTCCTTTTCATCTTGCAAGGCATCTTTCTGAGAAGCCAGCTCTCGCTTCCGGAGGTCCCGCTCATGATCAAGAACGAATTTATCGCGTTCCTCAATAAGTTTTTTCCGTTCTTGGCGACCGTCATTACCTACAGCAGAAGCCAGTAACTCAATACGAGCATTCTTCTTAGCGAGTTCTTCCTCAAAATCCACATCTTCATTCGCTTCAGCTTCCTTCGCCAACAGGTCATCGATGGCTTTGATCTTATCTTCCTGCGCGGATACATAAGCCTTTTTGCGTTCTTCAATAGCAGCAAGATCTTTTTTCCTAGCTTCTTCGATTCGCGACTTTTCAGACTTAACGAGTTCTTTAGTTATATCTAGCGTTTTATCTGTAAGTGTTTTTCTTGCCTGATAAAGTGCTTCATCCGCCTTCTCGTAAAATTCAGAATCGGTCGAGTACTTTGCCCGAAGATCAGTCCAAGCTTGTATTTTATACTTGGTCAGTTCTTCTTCTGAAGATCCGTTTAACTCAAGTCTTCTAATCTCTTGTTCGATCATTTTAGCTCGTTTATCATACAAATCTCTTTCTGCTGCTATCGTCTCTGTGGCAACTTCCTTACGAGACGACCTTACTTTATCGTCGGCTGTCTTGTATTCATCTGAATCCTTTTTGTATCGATCACGAACACGGGTCCAAGAATCTAACTTCATTTGAGCGATCTGGAGTTCCGTTTTACCACTGTCCTCCATCCGCTTGGACTCCGCATCTATCCAGGTTGCCGAGAAATCATAACGGGATTTAGCTGAATCCTCACCCAGCCTCTTTAGCTGTAATTGCAATGTCCGGGCATCGTCTAAGGATTCCTTGAGAAAAGCAGCATGCTTTTTCCGAAGCACTTCGTACTTTTCAATCTGTTTATCAGCTGTGAGATCGTAATAGTCAGCTTGAAACTGAATTGTTTTCAGGTCAGTCTCATAGGCATTCTTTCGTGCTTCAGCAGCAAGTTCAGCCGCAGTTTTACCTTTGATTGTCTTCTCTTTCTTCTCTTTTTTCGCCTTTTCAGGTGTACTAAGATCAATAGATGCTCCTTTGTTGTTAGCACCAAGACTAAAATCACCCGATGAAAGGGAAGCCGCTGCCTTCTCGATTTCTCTTTGTTTCTCAGCGATCGCACGCTGTTCATTTGTTAGTTTTGTAAGCTCTGCTTCGTTTTGTGCTCTAGCTGTATTCGTTACAATATCAATTACAGACGGTGTCTTCCCATTCATTCGTTCCTCACCCTGTTTAACCGATTCCGCAAACGTGGATGCCTTAGCACCAGAAACAGAAGCCATAGCATCAAGTAATTTACCATAATTCTTGATTTGAGCTTCTACAGATTCACGCTGTGCTTTGGCTTCAGCAGCAAGATTATCAATCCTTGTTTGGGCGTTTCTAGCAGCATCTGTGGTTAGAGCCCTGTCTGCTGTTATCTGATCTTCGATAAAACCTATGTTCAAAACACGTAACCGTCCATCTTCTTCCTGAACAGCATTTAGTCCTGGGTATTCGCGTTTAAGTGCATTTGTAACATCAACCAATTGTTGTTTTTGTGCCTGATCCAGCTTTTGTGCAGATGATAGACTTTTAAGAGTTGCAAGTGCCGTCTCCATTGATTTGACCTTCTGGTTTTTAGCCGCTAGATCAGCAACTTCAGCTTTCTGTTCGTCAAATAAAGCTCCGATAGATTCTTTGATCGCTTTATTCATTTCATTAAGTTTTTGAGTTGCAATCTCAACACCGTCGAAACCCATGCTTCTCAACTTCTCGTCAATCTCACCTAACTGCTGATTAATTTCCATGGCTTCTGACATCATTTCAGGAGTACCTGTTCCCGTATCCCATGCAGACTGGATCTCATTTATTCGCTTTTGCAATAAAGATCGTTTGTTAAGCACAGTGTTGAGTTCCTCTGTCTTAGAACGCAATTCTTCAAGTTCGTCAACACTACGATTAATAGGACTATCTCTCAATGTGTCATTAAGCGCGGCTTGTGCTTCTTTGAAATTCTCTGTAGCTTCCTTGGCCTCGTTATATTTCCCGTAAAGAAAAGCAGCGGCAGCTGATACAGCGCCGATAGCAAGAGCGACAGCGCCGATAACAGGGATACTAGCATTAGCAGCGAGAGCAGCAACTTTTACTGCATCTATCGCTTTTTTGAGAGCATAAAAGGCAGTAACTGCTCCTAGTACTAAAGGAGTAACCGTAGAAAACGCGACAATTGAGTTTTGAACACCTGGGCTTAACTCCGTGAAGCCAGTCATCAGAGACGTTACTTCTTCAACCGCTTTCCGAATCGCTGGAACAAACATATCACCAACGATGATTCCCGCACTTTCAAATGCTGCTTTCATCTGTTCTGCTGAACCGTTTAATGAATCCATTTGGGTTCCAGCTACTTGTTCAGCTGTTCCACCAGCGTTTTGGAGGGCTTCTGTATAACCGATAAGTGTTCCTTCGCCCTGTGCAATCAGTGTTAAAAATCCAGATGCTGCTTCTCTGCCGACCAGTGTAGCAGCTACATCTGCTTGTTGTGCCTCAGTTAGACGTCCCCAAACACTCGTAAGTTGACCTATGATATTTGATAATGGAAGGATATTTCCTGCACTGTCTTTAATGCTTACGCCAAGCTTTTCCATATACCCAGCTGCTTCCTTGGATGGAGAAGCCAAAGCCAAAAGCATAGCCCTAAGTTGAGTGCCTGCCATTTCTCCTTTGATACCGGCATTCGATAATTCGCCGATAGCAGCAACTGCCTCTTCAAGACTAATATTCATTGCGGCTGCTACTGAAGCGATATACTTAAGAGCCATACCAAGGTCAGTTACATCCGCATTGGTATCTATAGATGACTTGGCTAACACATCCGCTACCCGGGCAGTCTCCGATGCAGCCATTCCAAATCCATTAAGTGCTGATGAAGCGATATCAGCCGTAAGGGCTAAATCAGTATTACCAGCGGCAGCAAGTGCAAGAACACCGGGCATAGAAGACAAGATGTCATTGGTTTTAAAGCCAGCTTGAGCAAGTAAACCCTGCGCATCAGCAGCTTCAGATGCTGTGAATTTGGTTTGAGCACCTAATTTAAGAGCCTGATCTCTTAATGCATCAAATTCAGATCCTACAGCCTGGCTGATTGCGCGCACATTTTGCATGGCTTGTTCGAAGTCTCCAGCTGTTTTAATCGCTTTTGCTATCGCCGCTCCTGCTGCAATGGACAATGCAAGATAGGCTGCACCCATTGCTTCGATCTCAATTTCTGCAGAAGTTGCGGCACTACCTAGTTCACTCATTTTTTCGATGATCTCGTCAATTACATCCGTATTCAAACCAAGCTCTTCTAACTCATGACGAACATCTTCAAGCTGCCCCTGTAAAATTTCAGGATTAGCTTCATTTATCGCATTTTTAATAGCTTCAATATGTTTTGAACTAGCTCCCAACTCCGATAGCTTACTGCTCAACTTTCCGAAACCGACAGCAGCCTCCGAAGATTTACTACTGAGTTGCTGAAAACCTTCTCCAGCTTTTTTTGCACTATCCTCTAAGTTCCATATTTTTTGAGCAGTTTTATCTGATGTTTCAGTGAGTTTTAAGATTGAAGATTCTGTATTTACTATCTGTTCTTGGAGTTTGCTCCTTTGGCTACTATCGAAAGTTGTGTCATAAGATTGCTTGAGACTGGCTAGTTTCTTTTGTTGAATTTCGATTTTCGCATTAACATTATCCAACACTGTCGTGAGTTGCTTGATTTGCTTACTGGATGCACCAATGCTGTTAAAGGATGATTCCATCTTTTTAACATCAGAAGCTGTTTTAGTGCCTTGGTCGCCAAGACCAGAAAACTCTTGTTTAACGGCTCTTAACTCCTGTTTGATGCTATTTGCATCAGCCACTAACGTAGCTCTCAATTCTCCAAGATTCCCTGCCACTATTACCCTCCTCCCTTCATCCGCACAAGCTGCGCTTGATATTGATCTTCTGCCGACATTTTCGGTTTTTCAGGCGCCTTCGGCAGTGCCTGAATATAGCGATTGATGATCTGCTCCCGAACTTTCTTGTCAGTGATATGTGGGTATGATTCAATTTCAAGCTGTTCGATTACGTTAGATGCATGTGCCTGGTCTTTCAATAGCAGCAATTGCGGCAAATCAACAAAGAAGTATTCGTTCTCGATCTGCCATTGTGTCTTGTCGAGTACCGTGCAGCACCGCATCACAAATTCGTCATGAGTTAAGCTCCGGCCTGATTCATCCGCTGCGCGATTGACTGAACGAATTGCTGCATCATCGGAGGGACCAGGCCGCTCAAGTTTTTTAGGGCATCATTCATATCATTTTTCTTCCATGTTAAATTCAGATATTCAGTGCATTCTGCAAGACTGGCTTGCTCACTTAATTCATCTATCTTGATATCGCTGAGCAGCGATGTGAGTTCATAAATTTCATCGATCATAATTTCTGAACCGGCAACAATAAAAAGTGAGCGATCTTCCTGCGGTGCCAGAAATACTTTTACAAACAGATCGCCTATGGTTCCAATGTGATCTGTCAGCTTCTTCAAACGATTTCGAGTAAGCTTCGGAATTGATACGGTTCTATTACCGAGCTTTAGCTTCTCTTTTTTGGTAAGTGGAAACATGATTCATCCCTCATTTCTCGGAATAACGAAAAAAGGAGAAGGCATGTAGCCCTCTCCTTACGTGTGCTGTTTAATTATTTATGCCGTGGCAGTTATATCTCCCCATGTATAGATAAGACCCCTAGGCGTTGCTTCCAATGATGGATAAGCCATTGCCGAGATTGTCATCTTCAGGTTGTCGTCCAGCTTGAAACCAGCATTCATGTCAAACTTAATACCCACGCTTTCAATATAAATAAAGCGTGAAGGATCGGTAACTCCCACAGGCTTAATGACTGCCCGTTTACGTGGCAGCTCCTTACCCGCCAAACCAGTAACCTGGTATTTTATCTTGGTCGGAGTTGTAGCATCAGTTACCTTTAGTGCATGCGGATTGTATTTAGTTACTTTGGCGAAATCCATATCCGGAGTCTCGAAGTTAATCGCTCCTGTAGTGCCTGTAGCAATTGACTTTACCGGTGCTGTACCCGTTTGATCCGTAGTCGGCTCAAAATAGGTAGTAGTGGTTGTAAAGTTAATACCACCTTGCGTCAAATCAATCGTAACAGCGTCCACTTCAGGAGCACCTTCTTCATCTACGCCCCAAATGAATTCTCCTGGACCCGCAAATATTTGGTTAACATCACTCATATCGTTGTTGCCTCCTTTGAATAAAATTCAAAATTAGTCGAATACATAGGATGGTCCTTTTCGTCCAGCCCCAAGTAAATTGGTTGCATAGTCTCGGTGCTTGCAAAGACATAAGTGCTACCGATCATATAATTTGGCTTGCGATGTAATAGCTTTCCTAATCTCTTCGCCAGTGCCTCAGTTGCTGCCATGTTTGCAGGCGATGTCTTATATGACTTCCCTTTGACGATGATCTGGTACGTCGGTCGCTGAGTCGGAACGTATTTGTCCGGAGGATATCCACCGGAATCCATCACGTACAAGGTCGGAAGTTTCGTCTCGACGGGATCCGCAGGAATAAAATTAGGATCTGGATACACGGAATAGCCTGCTGCGGTCAGGTAAGCAATCAATTCAGATGCAAGCACGGCATCACCATCCTTCTAGAAGCCCAGAGAGCTCCTCCATAATCCATTGCTCATTCATCTTAATAGCATTCTCCAAAAACTTCTTACCAGGAGAGTATCCGTTGTAATCACCTTTGCTGCGAGTTTTTTCGCCAGGTTGGAATTGAACAACTGCACCGCTTTTTGTCCTTCTGAATCCTTCGTGCTGAACTACTGCATAGGATTTCACATCAACGGTAGCCCCAAGATCGATATACGCCAGCCCGATTAAATGCTTGACCACGTCTATATCCAAAGCTCCTACCAAATCCCCTTCATCAATAGGAGCAAGTCGTTTGGCATCGTGTATGATCTTCAGTGCAATCTTGGTCAGCTTCTCTTCCAATCTGCGATCGATCTCACCCTCTAAATCATCTAACCTTCTGATGATCTTATCCAGTCCCTCGATATTGATCGAAAAAGTATTGCCATTATCCATAAAGGATCACTTCTTTCACATCATCGGTACCGAGATACTTCCTGATCTCATAATGCTTCACGTCGATACGGATCTCTGTGCCGAGCGCGTCAGTGTAAAGTAGCCAGTCATCGAAGCCGACCGAATTGATTCCCTCCAGGTAGACAGTGTAAGCGATCGTAATCTCCTCGCCTTTTGCGTTCTTAACCAGCTTCTGCTCCTCGACCACCTTGGCATCCTTGATAACTGGATCAGCTGGGATAGGCCGCCCCCAGTCATCGACACCGGGGTGATAATGGATTACGGTCGCAGGATATCCGAAAAGGCTCATATCAGGCACCCGCCGTATTGCAGATCGGTGCTGTCATCGTCATCAGGCACAATTTCAAACGCAGGCGTTCCAAGCAGCTCCCGCACGTCCGGCGCGACTACATCACGGATACCGCTATAAGTGACCCCTTCACCGTGGTCATCAACCGATTTCACTCCGTGTTTTTGATATTTGAGCGCCGGATCCAGTCCTTCCATCTCCCAAATAGCTTGCAACGCAACAATCTCCACAGTCTGGACTGCTGTCGGATACCAACGGGCAATGTTACGCTTCGCTTGTTTTACAGCCAATGGCTGCTTTGGAAGTTTCTTGTCCCACGCTTGGGTGTCAAGAACATTCTCTTCTATCCAAAGATTGACTTCTTCGGTAGTGGCCATATTCCATCACCTACTTCTTCTCTGCTTCAGCGATGGCATCAATCAATTCCTCAGCTGTCTTATCTTCCGTGCCCTCGATACCGAGCTCAGCAGCTTTCATCTGGAGGTCAGATTCCTTCTCGGCGATAGCTTCCTTTAGCTTAGATTCACCCAAACGTCCAGCATTGGCAACACCGAGCGCCTTTCCTCGATCCCGCAATGCCTGGAGCTCGGAATCATCCTCCGGCAACGGCTCGACTTCCTCGGCATAGCCCTGAGCAATCAGATCTTCAGCAATCTCGTCAGCTACCTTACGGATAATGTCTCCCGGCTTCATCCATTTGCCGCCGTTCTTAACTACGCCTTTTAGCTTAATATCCACTTGATTCACCCTTTCTAGGTTGATAAAAAGAAAGGAGCCCCTAAAAGGAGCTCCTAAATTACAGTTGCGGAAACAACACTGTCTGCCCAAGCAAACGCTGGGAAGTTCAAAGCCACACCTGCAGTACGAATGCGGATCGGATTCTTAGTCACATCGCGGAAAACGTAAATGCCCATGTCTCCGGTCTGTTCGGCTTCGATCTCAGCAATCATTTCCTCGGTTGTCTTAGCCCATAGATAGTTACCAAGTGGACCGTCAGGCAGCAGGATAAATCTATTCTCTGGCACCATACGAACTGTAGTAAATGCCAGCTTGCCACCAGTCAATGCACGGTCCTCAGTACGGGCTTGTGTATCGTAAGCCACCAAGGTCGGGAATTCCATTTCGTCAAAAACGGAATCCAACTGCGCTTTCGTCAACTGTGGAGGTTGGGCATTTCCGCTAGGGTTTCCGTGGTAATGCTGCCGGATGCTTAAATTACGCCGCAGGTAGGTGATGATCTTCTGCGACGTCATCGCACGACGCAACCTGATACCCTTTGCTCTCCACAGATCCACCCACAATTGAATGTCATCTAGCGGTGTGGAGTTAACGAAATCACTCCATAGGTCAGATCCCGTGAGAACAGGTTTCTGTTCAGAGGTATAGCCATAGTCAACATCGACCTTGACATTTCCTTCGTTATACACAACCTTCCCGCTCCATACGGCTGTTAAAGCAGTCCATTCACGTCGCGCTCGAATAGCATCTACAGTAAACTGTGCATCGTTGAACTGTCTGCTACGAAGTTGATTAACCTCCTCGGACCGCAGACCATAGCTTTGCGATGCTTGGAGAGCCATACGCACAAGCCGTTCGTCCATATACCGACCGAGTTGAATTTTTGGAATCTCAATGCGACTTCCCTTCATGCCTTCGCGGGAAGCATATTCAACTTCCGTCCCGAGTTCGGCAATCTTCGCCATGACTGGAAGACGTGCAGATTCTTCTTGAATCACGTCCACTGTCAGCTCGGCTACTTCACGCGGTGGAAAGAGAATAGGGCTGATGTATTCGTTGGATGTTTCAAGATTACGGGAATAGACGAGCAAGTCATCTCCTGACAATGCTTCTTCCAGCGTCAGATCAATCGGATCACCGGCAGCGAACAACTGCAGATTTAACTTCAGGTGACCACCTGTGATAATTTGTGGGTTCATTATTGTTCTTCATCCTTTCTCTAATTGGAGATTATTCAAAAACAATGTGTGGCATTTTGGTGCGCAAGGTATCGTCAACAGTGACTGGTACGCGAGCAGCGATGATCTTTGCAACCTCGTATCCGCCAACAACATGGTCGCCGTCCTTGACGTTTATGCTCCGTTTAAGGATAACTGTTGGGTTTTCGCTGCCGTCCGTGCCAGCAGCTTTGTAAGGTACGTACTTACCGGATGCGGTCAGCTTAGCCATCGGCATTCCCTTCTTAATGATCTTGTCTCCATTGGCGTCCGCCGTAACGGCAGCAGAATCAATGGTGATCCCGTTGGTCACCTCGCGGATAACTTCAAATGATGCCAGAATTTCATATTCATCCTGGACAGTGAAACGTGGTCTTGGTTGCAATCTCATGAATTATTCCCTCCTTATTTTTTGGCCCATGGATCATGAGCTGTTGTACCACCGACAGCACCACGGTTCTGAGCTAGCCTAACGATTTCCTCGCGACGCTTCTTTTTATCATCAGCAGTGCCTCCAGTGATGTCGGCGCCGAACTTCCCGCCACCTTGTTTTGTCTTAAGCAAGTGTGGTTTCTTCTTTGCTAGCGCCTCCAGTGCTTCCATGACACCCGTCAGATTGCCTTTTTCGTCTTCCTTGGCAGCAGTCAGATCAGCAAGGGCGAAAGCATCCTCCCAATCGGCAAACCCGAGTTCATTTGCCAGAACCTTAACCTCGGCAGTAAGCAAGCGCTGGAAGATCTTCTTGTTCTGCTCCGTTTCGCGCTCCTTGATTTGCTCGTCAACCAGACGGCTGACCTCGGCAGGGTCAAGTGTCCCCTTGTCGTTATCTTTGTCCTTGTCTTTCGGAGGCTTCAACGCGGCTTGCATGGCTTCAACCGAGTCATAACCCAAGTCTTTTGCCAGCGTCTTCTGAGCTGCCTTCTCTGCACGAGAAAGTCGAGATTGTACAGCAGCATCAAGCTCAGCTTGTGTGAAGGTCTTACCCTTATTCGGATCATTTGGATCAGAGTTAGGATTGGGATTAGGGTCCGGGTTTGGGTTAGGATCTTCAGCAAAGAACTGCAAATCTAAAGGAATACGTGTTGCTTTTCTGATGATATATTCTTTCATGGTATAGACCTCCTGTTTAAGTCCGGGTGGACTGCCTACCGCAGCTTTTATGGCGTCTTCACGGTGTTTTGGACAAAAGAAAAAGCCTCCACATAAGTGTGAAGACTTTAATAACAAACTATCTGATTAATGGTGGACGTTCCTTTCGTCCTTCTAAATAACCGATCCAAGCAACTATATGCTGTGAAATTGTACCATCAGGATCCTGAGTATTTAAACGATTAGCAAAGTCAGGATCCACTATTAATTTCTTCACGATACTTTCAACAATTAGTTTGCGTTCTTTTGTTCGAGGAAGGGTCGTTTTCAACAAATTACTATCCACAATGTTCCAAACGACTTTCATTTGCTCATTCTCTGTCCAGCTCGCATTTCTCATTCTAAAACCTCCATTTAAAATGATAATAATATATACTAATTCCTTGTTATTACAGGTTTTATTACATATTCTATAATGAAAAATTTCAATTACTAAATGAAGTCTTTTTTATTTCAATGCTTACTTTCCGGTAAAGCTCCTGCAGCTCCCCATATTTCTTAGTACCGCGCACCTTATTGTTGGCAAACTGCTGTAGGTTCGGCGTATCGTTCGGAAGCGCTGCTTTGTAACGAATCCACTGCTTACGAGTCTCATTCTTCCGGGACTTCTCACGCTGCAACTCGTTGTATCGCTTCATGTTGGCTTCGGTGCGGTTATCCTCAAATGGCCGATTGCTGTCCTTAATTGTCTGCTCAACCTCAGATGCAGAAGTAAACTCCTCAACCCATACTGACAGCGAGTGAACGCAATGACTATGATAAGGCGGTCGCAGGTCCAGCTTAGGGAATCGCTTGTCATTACCACTAATAGAATAAACGCGACCATGATACTTGGCACACAACGAACAAGTAATACCAACAAAGTTTACATACACTAGGTCCATCCCGTTCTGCACGGCCATGTTCTCGGTACCGGTGACATGCGCCTTCCGCTGATAGTACTGCACAACCCCGGCCATGTACTTGTCGGCAGGAATGCGGGCGCCGTTTTTGGCTATCATCCCGGTGATGCCCTGCTTGTTGACCTGAGCAACAGCGTTCTGCGTAGCCTGTCTCCGGTTGACACCTTCGACAAGTGACTGTTCATTCGCGATCCTAACTGCATCCTCGATGCGCTGCTTGGCATCACGGCTCATGTGCTCTGACGCTTCAAGAATCGAATAGAATCCATCGTCTGAGATCGCCTGTGCCGCTCCTTGATGCACAATTGCATTAACGCTAACGTCCAATACTTCCCGAGCAATGCCGGCAGCAACAAGTTGTGCAACAGCCGCATTAGCTCCATTTCGGTATTCGCTTCCTATAAGATCAGCTAGCCCTTGTCCAGCATTATTGGTCAGCTCATCAATAATTGCATCCACCTGATGAAGTAGCTGCTGTTTACGACGATTTGATATGTTTCCGCCAAGCAGTGTTTGAATTAAAGCACGCAAGCGTTCATCCGTCTGGATATATAGCGCAATCAGTTCTTCTGTCGTAGCCATACTACACCGTTACCCGGGGCGGCTGTGCGAAGGTAGGGTTCAAAGTATCAACCGCATTCTCATCTTGAATTTTCTGGATCTCAGCCGTGATTGCTTCCTCCGACCAGTCAGGGTGCAGACGTCGTACTGTGGTTTCAAGGGACTGAACGCCTTTGTCGTACTTATCTGTTTCTTCTGTATTCTTCTCACTATCTGCCTTAGGCAACATGTCTCCCCATTCAATGACAGGGTTAACAGGTTTTAGATCAGCACTACCCAGCGCATTTTCCAACAGCATACACTTCCGGATAGCATCCTTAATGGCTGCATCGAATTTGCCTTTGATCGCATCTGCTTTGATGACTGACTGTATCCAGAGGTACAGTAGTGCAATTCCGGTATCTCCTTTGCCATCTTCCATGCCAGCAGCCTGAATAGATGTCTTGGATACAGCCAACATATACCGAATCAGACGATTAACGTGTTCGAAGGATTGTGTTGTCTTCGCATCCCAGGTAATGTACTGTGGAATCGCTCCTGTTTTCTCGTCAAATGACACAACCTCAAGATCAGCACCGCGAACAAACCGAGCACCGTAATCCTTCTGGTTCTGGTTTGCGACTGTATCCCATAGTGCTCGAGGTATAGCCAGCTTCGGCTTACCGTGCTTATCGAAGACAATGGAATCCCGCGTAATCGTCCAGTTAATCTCCTCTTGGATAGTATCGATATTCCGAAGGGCAGAACGTCCACGTGGATGTAGCAGAGTTTCATCATTTATAACGAAACCACATAACAGCTCTGCTACATCCTTTAATGTCTCATCTTCTGGGATCTCGATTTCATATTCTTCCGCATATTGTTTGATATCAATTTCATCGGCAACTGTTTCGCCGTCCATCTTAAACACCATCTGCTGAATTTTAAGACCTTCTTCACTCAACTCTTGGCGCTCCACTCGGAGGAACTTCAGCTTTCCACCTTTGCCATCATCCCATTCCTCAATCCAAGCAAGGTCAGCCCCGTTACCATCCTCGTGTGGAAAGTAACGGTCACCGAGTAGCCATTCAAACCAGACCTTACCCTTTGCGCTCCGGCGGATCCGGTAGGCGATCAATCCATCGACCTGATGCTGTGTTACTGCTGCCCATATCTTGTCATTAGGCTTGGATGCGGCAACCACACTAGATACAAACTCCAGTTCAGGTCCCGCTTCTACATCAGCCGACACATTGCCAAGCGCACGGTTAATCAGATCAGCTGGTACCTCAGCGACCAGACTGGCGAAGTTGACCACAACATACTGGTGCTCGGAAGTTATTTTGATGTCCGGCGCAGCACCTCGGCGGATCAATCTAGGTCGTGACCGCCGAATCACGCGCTCTGTGGTTTGGATGCTTCGGGCACGTGGAAAGATCTGATCATGATCTCCACCGTAGAGCAGCCGGTAATATTTCATATCCTCAACTTCAACGTCATACGGTGGAGGTGGGAAACGCTTCTTACTGTAAATGATGGTCACAGGTTATTCCTCCTTTCTATGCATTAAAAAAAAGACCAATTATTTATCGGTCACAGTGCAGGAATATGCCGTTACATTGCCTTTGCTGTCGATACTAAACGAGCCTGCTTTAATTCTTTTCTTCAATATGCTCACCTTCCTCTTACCAACCCGAAGGCCGTTGATTGGTATACTGCATATCCTTCTCGGTTACAAACGACAGAATCACTGCATCAGCTCGGTCAGGAGAATCAAGACCACGCTTCTTCATATCTTCTTTCCGCTCCAGGGCAATCCGTCCCTTGCTGGTCATGCGGTATTTCCGCTGAGACAACTGAGTAATTAATCGTTCATCATTCGGAAGTTCAATATCCATCGGAGAACCCTGTAGGTGTTTAGAAAAGGCTTCTTGTAGAAGATCTCTGAGAACAGCCCATGATTCTGTACCTCTGTTCTCGTAATGCTCCAGCTCATCATCGGTGGCCTTGCTTCCGTTGTTCACTGGAACAACTCTCCAGTCTGTAAGACCCTCTTCAAGAATCACCTCGTTCAGGCGGTCTGTGACTCCGCCGCCAACTCCACTGTCATCGACCTTGATCTCAACACGGCGAAGAGCTGGCATAACTCTCAGCTTCTCCCTGCCAGCAGCAATAACTCTGCCGGCGGTGACCATGGTGTCTTGCTTGTTGTAGCATTGCAGTGGAAATACCTTCATACCGACTCGTGGGGCAATAACCGTTTCATCATCTCCGAAGCGTGCCACGTCCACTCCAATGTGAAGAGTGTCACCTCTCGCTTCGACACGAGCACCTGCCGCAAGTTCTACCAGCTCCAGGGGAATAAAAGCATCTGCTTCAGCCTTCGGAAACTCACCGAAGACACGGACCCGGATAACATCGCTGTCCGCTCCGTATTTATCAATCAGCATCTCGATGTTCTCGCGGCTGGTACGCTTGCTATCCCTGCTATCAACCTTATGGGTCTTGAACCTTGATCGGTCACGATTGTGAGAATCATAAAAAACCCCACTCGTCCGAGTCGGGTTACTACATAGCAAAAGCTTATTTCCATCACCAGATAGTGTACCGAGTATGGTTTCCATGATCCGGTCATCAATACCAGAGGCTTCATCGACTACAAATAGCATGTAGTCTTCATGAAACCCTGCCATGTTTTCTGGCTTCGTCGCTGTCCTGGCTGTCGCAAACCAGCGTTCCTCATGGCCTACCATATAAATCTTGGTCTTGGTCCATTTTAAGAGATTCTTTACCAGCGAGCGTTCTAACCACTTGGAAACCTCAGCCCAAAGCACATCATGCAACTGCTGCTTGGTCGGAGCTGTACAAACTACTTTAGGGTTAGGTCGGCAGCAGAGGAACCAGATAACAAGAGCTGCCTCAAATGCCGTCTTTCCCACACCCTGACCGGAGCGAATACTGGTACGCGGATGCATGGATACATCAGCCATTGCCTTCCGCTGCCAATCGTCTGGATCAAAGCCGAGCATATCCTCGGAGAAAGCGACCGGATCGTCCCAGTACAAATCAATGAGATCAGTCAGAGCAGCGACAGCATTGTATGGTTTACTACTCATGTTGTTCACCCGCTTTCAGAGCTCTGCGCCGCTCTGCAATCTCACGAATTGCATCAGTCCAGCTCGCGGTTGCGCCTTCTGCTCCTTGCATCTTCTGAAGCTCAATCCGAAGGATTTCCGTGCGGACCTGTTTCTCTTCATCAACCGCAATAAGTTTGTTCTTCAGCTCAATAGCGCGGATCTTCTTATCTTGTATGCGGGTCAAGGCTTCTTCCAGCTTCACGATATCATCTAACTTTCGAAAGCCTTTCTCTTCAATCTTCGATTCCATCATTTCATTTCGACTGTGTGGGATCTTCTTCGTAATGCCGGTCTTCTCATCATGGATCTCCGCGACTTCCCTGATACCCTTCATCTCGTAGAGCACACTGCGCTCGGTCTCGGATAATCCATCCATCAGGGATTTGATTCGGTGCATCATGCGGCGCTCACGGATCGTTAGAAGGTAAAGGGATTCATTCGCCTGGATGATCGGGTCAGTGTCCACCTGATCGATGAGATGCTGCTCGGTTTCGGTTAACGCATCCAACCAAATGGTTTCATGCTCGCCTGTGGTGACTGCCTTCTTGTTTCCGACAGGTCCCCCAGATCCGCCGCTATTTCCCTTAGCATTTTTATTACCAGGGGGAGCACCACCGCGATTCCCGACAGCGTTCTTGTTCCCTCTGGGAGCGCCGCGATGTGGAACGTTCCCTTTCATTTCAATTGGTACACTCTCTTTAGATTCAGATGGAACGTTCCCTTTGAGTTCCTCTTCCCAATGGTCAATTGACTTCCATTTACGCACCTTATTTTCTCCAACAAAAAGAGCAGCGGCGATGTCCTTAATCTTCATCGTCCCGCTGCTCTCCAGCCATATCTGCTTTGCCTTGTCCCGCTCGGGACTGCGTTCTCTGGCCATGCTACATTTCACCACCTCCTAAGTTAAACCCTCTCTCAATATTTTCCGATATAAGAAAAAGGAGGATGATACTGATGTCTATATTAAACCTGATCGCTACTGCATTTTTATTATTTTTAACTATTTTATTGATTTGGGTGGAAAGAAGTAAATATGTCAAGCTAAGAAAACAAGTTGAGAATCTAATAGAAAGGGCAATCTGCACTCAAAGTCTAAACTGTTATGATGAGGTAACAAAACTTATTAAAGCATATACTCACATAAACAGCGACCCAGATATTAATATGAAGCGAATTATTCTAGAGTTAAAGTTTTTGAAAGAATCAAAAGGTAAGGATCAAGGATTTGAGGATCTTTTTAAAATGATCTCATCAATTATTCCCTTAACAGCAGTAATAGTGACAATAAGCATTGCCTTATTCAAAGAAAATTTAGAAACTTTATTTAGTTTTGGAGACCTAGCTTTTAATTTAGTCTCATTACTCTTAATGTTGATAATTTTCGTCAATTTGTATTCTTTCATAAATAATTTTGCTACAGCAAGATCAAATATATTTATAAATAAGCACTTGTTAATTGCGGAGGAAATTCATAAAGAAGTACCAACCGTCGATTCTACTAATGAGGCTAACGATAATAAAAAACTGACAAATTAAAATCAGACTAAAATTCATCCTTCTGTAGCTCAATATCTATCTCAATCAGCTTCTTCAGGTCATCCACTGTCTTAATCTCAATTCGGCCGTCCTGGAAGTCCTTGACCCACTTAGCAATACCAGCCTTGACGATCTTACGGTACTGCGCCTTGCTTTCCAAGATACCGGCCATAACTTCAAGCTCATGCTGCAATAAAATTTCATCTTGTGTTCCCATTTACGTACCCCTCGACTTTCCGTTATGATGGAATGCGAGACAGCGGATGACTGTGAATGCCACGCGTGGCGCGCCGCTGTCTCAGCCGGGGGATACCCTGGGTGATGGGGAGGACGTTAGCGCGTCCTCCTTTTAATTTGAGCAAAAGAAAAACCGCCCAGACAGAGCGGTTAGATTTATCTATATTCTGGTTTGTGTTATTTCCTCAACTCTATAGTTTGTTATATTTTCATTATCATCACATGTTACGTAAATTCTACTGTTGCGAGTTTGCAAAATCACCCTCGTAAGACCTGTTTCAACATTGGTGTTCACGTCAGTAATTATTGAATTGAGTTGATTCTCACCTGTCAACTCAGAAATACTATCGATCAATCTCGCGCTGTTAAAAGACTTATGCCTCTCCATAGGTCCAATCTCATCGGTGAATTTCCTATAAACCTTAAGAAATAATGGTTTTATTATATCCCAGGTAACACCCCCCGCAATAGAAGATGCAACAAAAAATAAAATAGCTTCTCGGTAATCTCCAGAACCATTATCATAAGAACGTTTTTTATGTCCGACAATATCACATTTCATGCCGTTTTCATTTAATTCATTTATTAAATTCGGAGTCAATTCTCTAAAAACTACATCCTGAAGTTCAACTATTAACCCTTCCTCAGTAATTTCTACACCAGCGAAAGAATAATCTTCATTTTGTTTGTTTCGGAAATGACTGTCAATCCATCCTCTAATTAATCCGACCAGACTCCAATCTGCCTCACCATCAGTTGAAAAAATAAGGAATATTTTAATAGTATGGAGATTACCAGTTGAATCTATATCCATTGACACTCCATCACCTTTTTTCATCATTATTGTTCTATATAAGTCACTCTCCATTTCATGAGTATATTCTTCTGATTCATAAAGCCCTTTGAAATCTAAATTATCATGAACCTCAAAATTGTGACCAAAATCTATAAATCTGTAAAAAACTTCAACACTGATAATGTTCACATAATCTCTCCTCCGCAAATTTGTTTGCAAAAGAGATTCTACCATGTTTTTCAATAATACGTCTGCCTACAAGCTCTCATTTAACCATTGCAAATGAATTTGTTCAGCGATCCTCTTCATCATCAACGGCGGGACGCTCATGCCGCATACATATTGCACATTAGCATCCATAAAATCATAGTCCGAAGGAAACGTCTGCATACGAATAGCATCCATATCGCTGATGTGTCGCGGCTTATCCGTCCGGAGAAACACAGATGAACTGGCTAGAGTGTTCGCTACCTTCTGATCTTTAAGCAGGATCGTGTTGAAGTTGCTCATTTTCCCTTCTTCTCGTTCAGTCACATCGCCCATATTCAAATCTAGTGGACGTCGTTTGTGCCAGCGGGTATATGTCTTGCTGTCTGGATTTATCAGAGATCCATCTCCACTACGAATATCTCCATATAGTATTGGCGGCTCGTTGAAATCCAATTGGAGCAATGGAAATTCTTGATCCTCCCGAGAAGCGATAAAGAAAAGGCGTTCCCGTTTTTGAGGAACGCCCATAGTAGCAGAATTTAAAAGAAAGAGTTGTGGTCTATATCCAAGCTCTCGAAAGCGAGACAAGACCAGGCTAACGAACCCACGAGCCTTACCAACCATCATTCCCCGAACGTTCTCGGCGACAATTACTCGAGGTCGAAGTTTCTTTGCAACGTCCAAAAAATCGAAGAAAAGATCATCCAGTCTCTGCACTGCCTGTCCCTCGCGGAATGCATGCTCCCCACCCCACTTGTCCTCTCGATCTCCTGACATGGAAAACACGCTACAAGGCGGCGAACCATCCAAGATATCTAGGTCAAACAACTCAGGTGGAAGCTCTGAAATAGATACCGCCTTGAATTCCTGAATAGGCATGAGAAAGGGATACTTCGGCTTATGATTCTGCCGATAGATACGCATCATTTGTGAGTCGATCTCCACATTACCCAGCACCGTGTATCCTGCAAGCTTATATCCCATCGTGGAGCCACCTCCACAGCTGAAACAGGATAATACCGTCCTTCCATGCTTCAACACGCTGGAAATATCTGATAACCTCCAATCCCAAGCTGGACGACTCATGATACATCCTCTTTATCAAAGACGAATCCGCAACGAGGACATTTGCAGTCAAATCGGGATTCATCAAATTCACTCACATCCAGCTCACGGTTCTGAAAGTCTCCAAGCTGATCAGCAGTTGGCTCAGTGAAATCAGCAATTAACCTCTCGGCTTCTCCAGCATCAAAACCGGATAGCGTCAGATCAGCCCCACCTTCCTGCAGCTCATTTAGCAGCTGTGCTAGCGCGGCATCATCCCAGCGACCTGAGACTTTGTTAAGTGCCAGGTTAAGTAACCGCTCCCGCTCCGGATCCAAGTTGACTACCGATACAGCCAGCTCCGTGCAGCTCTGCTCATTGACCAGCACCTTGTATCGTTGGTGCCCACCGACCATATTCCCCGTCTGTTCATTCCAGACGATGGGATCAACATAACCGAATTCGTCCAGGCTACGGCGAAGCTTCTCGTACTCCGGATCTCCCGGCTGAAGGTCGACGCGGGGGTTATAGACTGCTGCATTGAGCTTTTCAATCGGTATGATTCTGATGTCCATTTAAACCTCTCCTTAAAAATAATTTCAAAGCATCCCAACCAGAGCCACCCATGCAGCGATAGTTACTGTGACTACACTGCAGAGGGGGGAAAAAGATGCTTACGGTAATTCTCAGCACTACTATTCCGGCTATCTGTCAAGCGATAGCAGCGTATTACACGTATAAAGCAATTGAAGCAAAACTCAGACTTCTGAAGTAATTCAAAGAGGGCAGACCTTGGTGGTTCGCCCTCTTTTTGAGTTGAGTTGGTTTTTCATCTTTGGGTATACAATAACTCAGCGGGAGACAAAGAAAGCCCACCTGCCCCGCTCTTTTCCGTCCTTCGCCACACAAACACACGTTTCTGCATTTAAAGCCCGAGAACGGCTTAGAGAAGATCATTTATAGACATGAAAAAAGCACCCTAAGGTGCTTGTCTTAGTTTAATCATTGAAACCATCTTTTACTGCTTGAAGGATTTCTTTGTACGCCTTTACAGCGGCTTCATCGCTTAAATGATTTTGAGCATAAGTAGTCACCACAGAAGCCGCAGAATCAATTCCTGATAGCGCTACTCCCCTTGCTCTGATGAGTTCTTGGGTAATATCAGCTGCTATCTCATAATAAGTTTTTGCCAAATCGTACACCTCCCTTCTTGCATCATATTTCGACAATTAGGAAGGTTTTTCCTTTATTATGTAGAATAAATGAGAAAATACATATTTATAAGGAGAGAATACAATGGCAGTCGATAAGTTTTTAAGTGATTTAACAAACTCCTTAAAAGTGCCCGCTGATATTACAAAAGCAGCCTTGGAACCGGCAGCAAAACAAATTGGACAAGGGCTAGGTGATCTTTTCTACATTGCTTTTTCCCCAATAGCAAAAGCAAAAATAAAAAAAGAAACTGAGATTCTAAAATTCAAAGAAGAAATTGAAGAAGAGCTTATTAAAATTCCGTTAGAACAATTTATAGAGCCCCAACTTAGTATAGTAGGTCCGGCTTTGGAAGCTTCGAAATACTATATTGAGGATGATAACCTTAGATCAATGTTTGCTAAACTTATTGCGGCATCAGCAAACGCCGAAAAGAATGATATGGCTCATACTGCTTTTGTAGAAATAATTAAACAATTATCCCCATTAGATGCAGAAAACTTCAGTTTTCTTGTCCAAAATAAAGGTAGAATAGGGATTGCTGATATAATGCTAAATCTTCCATTAGGAAATGGAGCAAATACTTGGATAAAAAATTTCTTACCGTTCCCCGACATAAATTATAATAATTACAAATTTTATTCTGCAACTATTGACAATATGGAAAGACTTGGATTAATAGAAATAGATAATATCACAACTTTTTTAGATACAACTCTATATGAATCTCTCCAGCTTCATCCTTTATACAAAACTTGTGAGGAAATTAGAGAAAAATCCCCAAATGAACAACGGACTCTAGGCCTTCAAGAAAAATTTTGGAGCGTCACTCAGTTCGGCGAGAATTTCTCAGCATGCTGCTTGTAATCTCTTATCGCTTTGATTGCAATATTATTTAGTTCATCTCTATAATCGTTCATAACCCGATCTAATTCTGAAGAGAAGTGACTAGAAATAAGCTGTAGTGTTTCTTTTATATCAAGCTTCAACTTTGTTACTTCATCTTCTAACTCAGAAATACGTTTCTCTAACATTTCATTTGAAATATTATCCACTTTTTTCGCTCCTTTAATCTTATTTCTATATTTTATTCAAGCCTATGGAGATTTATCCATAGGCTTTCTCTTTCTGCATATTCCTGTGCCACAAAACTGTGCTGTCCCTTCCCAACGGCCCCATATACACCCTTCACACTTCCTCGGCTGCTTAGGGGACTCCTTCAGTGGAGGACGAATGTTAATCTGTTTTTTTCTCATGATCGTCATCCTTTCGTGAATATAAGTAAACCCAGCAGATATGCAAGAAGACGTTTTTCCTTTTTGTTAAGCCTATACGGTCCGGCCAACGTCTTGGCCACTTCTTCACAGGTCATTTCCAGATCATTAAGCTCTGCTGCTGTGTCCAATGGGTTCACCCTTTCTGCAAAATAAAAAAGCCGCCCAATAATGAGCGACTTCTGCTTATAAAAGTACGTTTTCCAGTGAAAAAATAACGATTAAAGCAAAATTCAAACGCTTTTTAAAGAATGGCGTCCGCTAAGCGTCCGCAGCAAATGCGCTACGCTCTTTGCTTAAATCATTACGTACTTTGTAACATAGGAGGACAAGACCATTTTACTGACCCCATGAAATGAGAGTCAAAGTGACCAGAGCCGATTTCCGAAGACTTCTGGTGCGCGGACTCTCGAATCCTCAAAATCTCTAACTCTTTCATATCCACATGCCAATCAGTGGATTATACTGTTAAAAAGAATCTGAGGGAGGAATCAAAAACATTGCGAGAAGTGATGAAGAAAGCCTTGATCCGTATAGTTATTGTTGTTTCAATAGGATGGATCGGCGGGTTAATAGTAGATCACTATTCTAGATAGGAAAAGCGAGAGGATGTACGCCCCGGTTAAGTGCCGTAGATACGGCCGTGCGTGTCACTCTCGCCTGATTTCCACAGTACAAATATATCATACTAAAAAACTAATGAACGGCCGTAGTACGGTCAATAATCGGTCAAAAAGCGGCCATTAATTCACTTTAAAAGAAACGGAGAAACAAGATCAGCTACTTCTTTTAATTTCTCAGGAGATTTTTTGATGATAAGTGAAGTTATGATTTTCCCGTGGTTAACTTTTGAATATAACAAGTTATATTCTTTGAAAAAATACTCCATTACCATACTACCTTTTACATCTCTTATTAAATTTTCTCTTGATTTAGGGTATAAAGCTCTATCCTCAGTATTACTCATTATTCTTTTAATATCATGTTCCACTTTTTCTTTAGTGATGTGATGTTCTGGTTCTGTTTGATTCATCAATTCAGCAAGTTCTTCATAACAATCTAAAAAATAGTTCTCAATTTCGCGTCTTGTAAGGATACAAATATGATCGTTATATGCACTATACAAAGCGGCGATCTGTTCATCATTTTTTTCATCTCTATCAATAACTATTAAATAGGGGATAGGGGCATCATTAGAGAGACCGCCTAATATCAATTTAAGTTTAGCAGCATTATTATTCATAGCCCCTTTCTTTGAAAACTCTTTATCGGTACCTTTCATATTCAAAATCTTATAATTGAAGCCAATTTGTTTAATACCAAACGTTCTTAATATTAACGGTAAGATTAGTTCTTCTGTTTCACCTTCCACAAAAATGATTTTATCTGCGAAAGAAAAATCGCTGTTGACCACTCCAATATGTTCTAAAACTTCACCAAATTTGTCTAGTGATTTATAAGTGGATGCTCCTTTAACCTTCTTCACTAAATACAAACTTTTATCAATTGGGTAATTAATTAAAATTGGAGAGTGTGTCGTAAATACAAGTTGATGTTCTGGATGTTCGCTACACAAGTCGTAAATTGCTTTTTCTGCTGAAGGATGTAAATATGATTGAGGTTCATCATATAAAATGATTCTATCTTCTACTGAATGCAGTACAGATAATAATATAAGTACTTGAGTATATCCACTTCCACAATCACTTAAAGCTATCGGATTAGAAGAACCTTCAAATACAAGCTCAAGTTTTGTCTGGTTTATACCAAAGATGTTAGTTTTAATATCGATAACTTCAGGAAAGACTTTAATAAAATCTGATTCTATTTTGTTAAATATTGCTTCTTTATTATTATGTAATGAAAGTATAAATGTGTTCAATTGTACAGCATTTTTATCAAGTTTCGATATTTCGGATATTGATTCAAAAGAGGGAACATTTCTTGATGCACTAATAAAAATAAGATATTGAGCCAATTCGAGAAAATAAGAAAAATAGAATTCTGATTCTACTGCAAATGCAGAAGAATTAGGACAATTATCAAGATTTACCCATATACTATCGTTATTTAGGATTGGTGTGCATTTAGCACCAGATTGTAAATCTTCTATACTGTAAACTAAATATCCATTTTTCATTGTAAATTCTAGTTCTAATTCATCAGAACATTTCATTCCGAAAATTTGATGCAAAACAGAACTAGCATTATTGAAAATTATTGTCATTGTCAATATGAAATTTGGTTCAAATCTACCAATTTCACGTGCACCAAGCTTTTTCTCAAATACACTACACAGTGCCTCTATTAGAGCCGTTTTCCCTGCATTATTTTTCCCTGCTAATACAGTGAGTTTCTTTTCAAAATTTATTTCTCCTGAGTCAACAATGCTTTTATAATTCATAACTTTGATTTTTTTTAGTTTTAGCAATTTTTTCATCCTCTCTTTCTGGTAAGCAGTAATTTATTTCGAAAAAATTCTGGTCAATGCTTTCAATTTTTTAACATCTCTTATATCATTAATGATATGCATTTTTCTATGGCAATTCGGACAAAGAGCTATAGTATTGTCGATTGTATCCTTGCCTCCGTTAGCCAACCAATTAATATGATGGGTTTCTAAAAAATATCTATCTGCTTTATCTTTAAAGGGTCCATTTTCCTCACATAACTGACAAACTCCATCGGCAAGACGTTTAGCTAACTCTGAAATCACAGGATCTCTATAATAAACAGTTGATGAACTAGTAACAGTTCTATTTTTAGACATATTTTTTTTTGCCCTTAACCATAATTGCTTATCGGTTAATTTCATTACCTTCTTTTCCTTTAATAACAGATTTTTTTCAATAATACTATCATCAAGTTTAAAATCACTTGTTTCTATTAATGAAAGAGGGAATATCCATACCTTTCTATAATTCTCATTCTGATCATACTGTTGATCTTGATATGGCTCTCCATTTAATTTAACTTTTCCTCGATATATGTATTTTTTATCGATATATATTTCTAAAAGATGTAACTCAACATTATTATTACCGGATTCTTTTAATGTTTTATTTTGCATAAAATTAATATCTTGATCTCCAATAAGTCCCATGCCGGTATAGTTAAGTACTTGTCCATCCCAAAGATCATCATATATTCCAGTGGTGTGATCAGAAATTAACACAAGTGAATTCGTATTAAGTGCTCGTCTCATCTCGCCTTGATGAGAACACTTAAATATATTACACAATGTTTCATTGTCTACGGTCTTGCCAATTGTAAGTTCACTGATAGACTTTGGTCTTTTATATTGATCACGCAGCTCATAATAGCCGTTGTTTACAGAGACAAAATAGTTCTTTACTGTTGGGCTGTGCGCATCTGTCGCAGCATTAGACAATGTTGCATTTATGTAAGTATCTGGAGGTGGAGGTGACCAGCCTTTCCTTGTCACTAATCCTCTAATATCCATCCTATTAAATCTTTCTGGAATCTCTCCTCTATTAACTGCTTTTACTATCTCAATATTTAAACCCTTACCATATTTCGCCATGAAGGAACCCCTTTCTGTCATCATCCTTTTTATTATTCGATATTGTTCAACTTTTTCCTTTTTAAACTAAACAGAAGCGACTACTCTCAAGTAGTCGCTTCTAAATAACTTTCTATTAGCACCTCCAACCCCAACGCACAAGCCAATATATAAATAGCCCTCGATTTCACCCGCCGATACTTACGTTCGCTCATTCCCAATTCCCCACAGAGAATAGAATCATATTCATCTTCATGCTCTAGATAGCGCCGCTGAACGATCTCCCGTTCAGCCTTCTTAAGCCGCCCTATTGCCAGATCCAGCAGCTTTGACTGCCGTTCCAGTTCCAATTCCCTGTCCGTATTCCATACCGCTATATTCTCCGTTGTACGGCTTATCGCATTAGTAGATCCATGATACCGTGGTTCGGGGCTGGCCGTGAGCGCCGCCTGGCGCCGCACGAAGCCGATCTGTCGATATACGCGGACTGTCTCCAAATATTCTTCGACCCGACGACGGGTTTCCTTTTCGTCGATCGGGAGGATGTCAAAAGCAAGTTGGATTGCTAATTTGTCGCTTTTCCCCATGATAATCCCCTCACTCGTGGTATAATTCGAATGAAGGTATTAGATTGAGCCCCCGCCCCGACCAAGGATATGGGGGGCTTTGCAGATTCTTGATTTTCATCAGTAGCAAGTTTTTGTCGCAGTTCAATTCAGTCTATTAACGTTTGCTCCGCTTTCTTTCCCCCATTTTCTGAATAATATCAGCCAAAATCACACCGCTCCGCGTGAGCTCAGCATCCTTTTGAATAAGCCCTCTTTTGTTCATGATGGCCAGCTGTCCGCGGGTAACCAGAATCAAATTATCCGGATCGAAATTCCGCCTGTCCCCATCTCCGAATATGACAACATGTCCCTTCGGAACCGAGCGGCCGCAGTGCAGCTCCCATACGATCAGATGCTTCCCACGCCACATATTAGGATCAGCAATCTTTATATCTACATAATCATCCCCGTTAACCCTCTCAGAGCCTACAGAAACATAATTGTGCGGCTTATGGCCCTTCTTGAATTGAGTATCCTCGCCTCCAATCCATAACTTCTTCTTTCCCTTATTGGGTGGAACGCTACCCGGTTTGATCCTGGCATCGATTCCGCTCTTCAACCCGTTGTTTTTGATGAAGGCTCGCATTTGCGAAGGCTGGATCTCCACGTCGAACTTCTCATTAAACATTGAAGTCAATTCCAGAACATATCGTCCATGAATGTTGGTGCTGATAAATTCCTTGTGCTCCAAACTGTATCGGAACATTGATTATCCCTCCAGCATCTTAGGGATAGCCGTATTGGCATTCATCTTGTCATCAGAAAGCTTTATTGCATCTAGCACAAGGGAACCATTTGCAATAACTTGAGAAGCGACACTCGTTACAGCCTTTGCTCTGCTAATCTCGTCAGCCAGTTTCTCTCCGGTCAGTTCCTCATCGCTCAACCGCTCTAATTGAGCAAACAAATGATTATTCAGATCCCCCAAAGTATTCCGCATATTCACTCCCCCTTCCTTAATCTTTTTAACTCCGTCGAATACCGATAAAAGCTCTCTTCATCTCGCTCATCCAGTGCTTGGTCTATCAGTGTCCGAAGCTCTGCAATCCGATGTTTCCGTAATGCCGTTTCCCAAACCACTTCGATATATTTATCAATTGCGAGTGCATAAACCGCAAAGATCAAAGCGACACCTCCCTAGGTAAGAGAAAAGCAGCTTACGCTGCTCCTCCTCCATCCTTCATTTTCTTTGCAGCCAGCTTGCGGTATGCCGTCCATCTGGTTGATAGTTGCCCACTCGTCATACCATTCTCATTAGCGATTTCGCGCCAAGTTTTATCTTCATTGATGCGTTTCTCCAGAAGAACAGGAAACGGGATTGGCTGTCCATCATATTCGACTTCAGGAAAGATTGGGCGTTCAGCAAGGATAAAGGCGTCCAGTTCTTCCTTACTTGTATCCTCTGGTGCGAAGTCGGTCTTAACATCACCAGCGGCTTCCTCGTCTTGTTCTTGATCATCTGAATCAATGCCATCACTTTCATTATGCTGACTATCAGATTCAACTTCTCCACTCAACCAATCTGGTTCAAGGTCAGCACCTTCGGCCTGCAGATCAGAACCGTCTTCATGCTGGCCAGCATCTGTTTGCGTACCAACAGTATCTTCGCCTACTTCCGACTCAATAATCTCAATATCATCAGTCTTCTGTTCACCTTCCATAACCCCCTCTTGCTGTTCAAAAAGGTTAGCCTGATCTGGATCATCTTCACCAAGCTTCTCTGTGCTCATCACGATACCGGAAGCATCAGTTATGACACGACGGCCAGTGACTTCCCGGTATATATCTCCGTCCTCTTCATCGAAATCAAAAGCAGCCTGCGGATCTCCCATGAAGACATTGATCTTTTCCCCTTGATTGCTGCTGAGGAATAAGAAGTTCTCCTGCATGACTTTCAGTGGCACAAGCAATTTGACTTCAACGTCGGCATCTCCGACTTTAATTCCTTTGGCAATAGTTGCACTGAATTTTGCATAATCCTTTATCATATCGATCTTCCCCTCAGTTTTTTATTGGAGTTGCTTAATCTTCACTTCAATGCGTGGTCGTGCGCTGTACCGTTTCCTTACGAATGCGTCCACAACTTGGCTATCATCCTTCCAGATGATGCCCTTCAGCGCATCCTTAACACCCTTCAGATAGTTGTCCGCATCAGGCTTAGTCACTGGGAGAATATCACCGCGCTCAGCTGCCGCCGCCTTCTTTTGACTGAAGCTCTTGGGTGTGGAACGATAGGCTGTAACCGCAATTCCCAAAGGACCATCCAGCAGTGCTGCTGGCGCATGTTCACTGGCAGCCAATCGAACATAATCCTTATAGTCTCTTGATTTGGCGGGATCATAGGCTCTTGGAAATCCACCAGCAGTGCTAAATTTAGGCCGGCCCTGGGCGACCGGTTCTCCGTAAACCGTAAACTGAATCATTACGTTCTCCTCCTCGATGCTTAGCCGGCATCATCGCTGTATCAAGTACATACACCATGCCTGCCATTGCTCCAGTCTCATCTACAACAGCGAAGTAGTTTTGCTGCTGGAAGAATGGATCTATCGGCTTACGCTTCTTTACAACCATTAAGATCAACTCCCCTCATTCGTATACCAATCGCGAGTTCAAACTCTGCAATACCCTCGTCCACTTCCGCTGGATCCATGTCTGAAAACTCAGCTAGCAGATCCGTGCGTCCCTGAGCAACTCCGGTATCTAGTTAATGACGACGCATCAGGTTATACACGTGCCAGTAATTCCTCCCACCCATCGTTAGGCCCCCTTACTGATCGTCTTCGGCTTACCGGATTTCCGATGAATCAACACAAGCTGTGTTGGTGTCTCCCGTTCCACCAACCAATTCTCCAGCACCAAGCCCTTCGATGCTGCAATCATGATTTTCTGTTTCTTCGTTGGTCGCTTCCCCTGCTTCATCCCAATTCTCCCTTTACTGCGCCCATTTGCGCTTTTCAATATCTTTCGGTGATGCGGATTCTGAGTGCACTCTGTCGTGGTTGACAAATTTATTGAAATTCTTCATGAACACTAATTCCACAGTACCTACGGGACCATTCCGTTGTTTAGCAATAATGATTTCGATGATGTTCTTTTTCTCAGTTTCTTTGTCGTAATAGTCGTCACGGTAAAGGAACGCTACAATGTCTGCATCCTGTTCAATTGCTCCCGATTCACGAAGATCGCTCATCATTGGACGCTTGTCCTGTCGCTGCTCAACGCCTCGGCTGAGTTGGGATAAGGCGATAACTGGCACTTCAAGTTCCCGGGCTATTTGCTTCAAGGTTCGGCTAATCTGTGATACCTCTTCCTGCCGGTTCGCACCGCTGCGCCCTCTACCCTGGATGAGCTGCAGATAATCGATCACGATCATTCCCAGCTTGCCTTCTTTCTTCAACCGCCGGCACTTGGCACGAATCTCATTCACCGTTATACCAGGGGTATCGTCAATGTGAATATCCGCCTCCGACAATAATCCAACGGCCATCGCCATGCGTTCCCAATCATCACCTTCAAACTTCCCTGTTCGCATACGACTAGCATCGATCTGGGCTTCAGCACAAATCATTCTTTGTACAAGCTGCGCGGCACTCATCTCCAAACTGAAGATAGCGACGGTCTCCTTCGCTCGTACTCCGACATTTTGAGCAATGTTCAGTGCAAAAGCCGTTTTACCAACCGATGGCCGTGCCGCTACGATAATTAAGTCGTTTTTCTGGAATCCGGCAGTCATCTTATCGAGATCAGTAAACCCAGACTCAATCCCTGTGATTCCGCGGTTTATATCACGGACGTTGTACCGCTGCTCCGCCTCTTCCCAGACCTGCATCAATGCATCTTTGATCCCAATAAACTCACGTACTGGAACCGTCTGGTCTGAGAGTTTAGATACAGCAGTCTCAGCCATTGCAACGAACCCTTTAACATCCTGCTCCTCCCCAGCATTGCGAAGCAGATCTAGGGCCGTATCAATCGCTTGACGACGAAGGAACATCTCCTGTACTCGCTCAACATAGTAGGCTGCGTTCGCTGTTGTCGGCACTGCATGAGCCAACTTCGACAGGTAACTAACCCCACCAACCTTGTCGATTTCCTCGCTATCCTGCAATTGTGAAGTCAGGCTGATCAAATCAATAGGCTGTTCCGCATTGCTGAGACGACGCATCGCTCTGTATATCCGTGCATGTCCTTCGTCGCTAAATTCCCCGCCTTGCAATATATCTGCCGAAGCTTCATAAGCCGACTGGTCTATCAAGGCCGCACCTAGTACCGCTTGCTCGGCTTGGAGATCAACCGGCATTTCAATTCCCGCTGCCGCTAAAAAAACCTCACGATCAAGCATTCATTTCACCTCGAAGTTTCCGCTTTACTGTTTCCCAATAACCTTCAGGTGGCGGTTTATGGCTAGACGCCCATTCATCAAGATTGGCGAAATGTTCTGCAGCAGCTTCCTTACTGCGCTGGCTTTCTTGCAAATCGCCTAACCGACCACGAATATTCGCAATCTTTGGCTCTACCGTTTCAGTGAGAATATAGCGATCAATATTCTCTCGTGCTGTTTCCGCCGGAAAATCTTTGAGATATTTATAATCTGCTTTCACCTTTTCGACAGAAGCATCAAAAAACGGGAAGTGCTTCTTAATCTCTCGGTAAAGCTGAGCAACTTCAACCACTTCCACGCTTCTTCTCCTCCTCAATGAACTGTTCAAGTTCGTCGATTTCCTGTTGCCGTTGGCTTTTCCGACGCTCTCTTGAGGCTCCCAGGGCGACTGTTCCCTGCGTTTTTGCAGCAGGGGGAGTTAGGTACCGCTCAAGAAATGAGGACAATTCATCCCAGCAGCTATAAATCACGGTTTTGCAATACGAGAACGTTCGGATCTTGTCTGAAGGTCTCCTCCGTTTAGCTTTCTTCCGGGCAATTGCCAGATCGATGAAAAAGTATACGAGATCCAACGGCATGGCCTCGTTCGCAATCTCACGAACATGTTCCCAATCAGCAGTAACGGGGCTGAGTAGCCTATTACGTTGCATGTAATACTGTTCGATTTTAAGGACACGCTGTTCGACTGTCGGTTTATCAAGATCTATTTGGCCTGTGGAGACGGCACCCACAGCGGCGGTCAGAACCCCGGATCTTGAACTCAACTCTTTTTGATCATCTTCTTCCAAGCCATTAATCCATCTATCAATCAAAATCTTTATAATATCTTTATTAGATCGGAAGTTTTCTTCCGGATGATCGGAAGTTTTCTTCCTATCTCCATCGTCCAGATCGGAAGTTTTCTTCCTATCTCCATCGTTAGAGTGGAAGTTTACTTCCGGTCTGTTCTGATACTTTTTGGAGTTCCGAACACTGAAAATGAGTCCATATGGAGCGCGGGTCACACGTATGTAACCATGATCCTCTAATTTTTTTATCCAATCGCGGATTGTTCTTCCGGTCACTCCGAAAGTTTCCTCCAATTCACTGCTGCGGATCGGCTTGTTCCCGAGGACAATACCCCAGACAGTTCCCTCTCTTTCCTTCTCAGAAGTCGTGGAGCTGATACACCACAGGAAAAGCCATATCGCGCTGCCTATTTGTTTGTAATGTTGTGGCTGTAAAAGCCCCGAGTATGTTGGAAACGGGTAACTGCCTTCGGGCATTCAATCATCCCCTGCCTAATATGGTCCTATATCGCGAGTATGGATTAGGTCGTAACTACACCATTAACATGTACATTGAATTTTCCGTTCAGGCCGTGAAGCTCTCGCATTCCAGATTGCAGCCCATGGCCAAAAGTCGTCATTACCTCGTTGATCATATCCGGAATATGTTCTGGCTTACTCACGATTGCCACCTGTGCTCCGAGTGAATACGACAAGGCTTTTAAATATTCAATGACACCATCAGGACCCTGTTTGTATGCTCCTTCAAGTGATGATTCCAACAGATCGAACAAGGCCTTTCTATTATCAAGTTCGTTCATATGGCACGCTCCCTCTTCGTTTTTTCTTTCCACTCCCTATCTCCCAGGCATTGCCCCCACGTCACTTCAAAATAACGGTGCCCCTGGACGTAGGAGACAAACAAACCGCTCGATCTCTCGTAGTACATGCCATTAAGCACCGGCTCTGAAATGGCCATTGAGAACAAATCAAGCTGCTGAACACCACTCATTGATTAGCCCCCCGTTCGTCTTGAATGTAGATATAGGGATAAGCAGCTCGGATAACGCGGTACCCTGGATGTGCAATGGCATAGTATGCTCTAACCGCTTGTTTAAAGGCTTCATCGCCCTCTGATCGCAGAGCCCACAATCGCTCACTAATCATGCTTTTCCAGATCCGCTCACCCATAGAACCGTTCATCGATCTGCCACCTGTACAGCAGAGCCGGTTAACTTCTGAATTTCCCGTTTAAACAGTTCAGCGTCACTATTACCATCTGATAAGTGCAAAAGCCAAATCTCCTCAACATTTCGGGTATCATTGGCTTTCAGAAAGTCCTTAACATGCTCCAGGCTGAAATGTGAGCGGAGCAGCCGCTTTTTCTGAGCCGGATGAAGCTCTCCGGCTAACACCCGGCGGTTTACGATATCAATGGAATAATTGCACTCAATCATAATGTGGGTGAGTCCTTGGAACTTGTACCGGCAGTAATAGGAATCTGTTAGAAAAAGCAGCTTATCGCCGTCCTGGTTGGCTAGGAGCCAGCCCAGCGGCTCTGCTGCATCGTGCTCAACGCCGAACCCCATAACTGTCCATCTCCCAATCTCGAATGTTTCCAGTGGCGTCACAGACCGTAAACGATGCCCCGAAAGATTGAGAGCTTCTGCCGTACCTTGACTGGTGTATACCGGGATGCCAGCTCGCATGATATCGACTGCAGCCCGGCTATGATCACCATGCTCATGAGTGATAAGACAACCAGAGATATCTGACATGCGGAAGTTAAGCGCCCGCTGTATCGACTTATAAGGAAAACCGGCTTCCAGCAGAAGCACGGTATGGCCATCCGTAATACGGTAGGCGTTGCCGGCACTGCTGGAGCCGAGGCATTGGATATCAATCATTAGAAATCCAACTCTTGTTCCTTAGGAGGAACATCTGCAGCAAAACCATGAGGGTCATCGACAGGTTGCTTTGTACGTGGTGCCGACTGTTGTTTCGTTGACGGCGGAGCAGCATCCTGTTTGATATCAATCACTTCTCTATTCGCATGCTCTGCAATCTCTACTTTGACTTCTTCAGTCGTCACATCAAGACGCTCGTCATACTCATTTTCTGTCGACCGATTAATGGCATCAACCAACAGGTCACTGTCATCACTCGTATTGATGTAAGCCTTAGCCGCGCGATTGATCACTGTCCGCTTCGCCATTTCCTGCGGAAACTTTTTGTGTACGGCTTGTCCTGTTTTGGACTGACTCCAGGAGGCATCAATTTCCTTTCGAGTCATAACCGTAAGGATTTCTTCATCTTCGAGCGTTTTGACCACGGCGTAGGCTCCCAGCATCTCATTGTCCCGATTTGCAAAATTGGTTTCGTGCTTGACCAATTTTTCGCGTCCGCCAGCTACTTCGTACTCAAATACATCACCTTTGTAAATCACGTTTGCCCAAATATCTTTGACGTTGGACAAACGTTTAAGAACGGCTTGTGTCCCAAAATAGGAGCGATTAAGCTGAAGCTTGCTTCCGTACACAATGAAATAGCATTGTGTCTTGGCTGGGCTTAAACCTTGCACAACCATATCCAGCAGTGCATTTGCGACAGATTCCCGCGAGCACACCTCCAGCACAGGCTTACCGTTCTTATCCTGTACCTCCTGGAGTTTGAAGAAGGCGCTTTTTAACGCATTGCTCGCATTGTAATTCGGAGGCAAAATTAACCCGTCATCCTGCAACCGTGTAAGGCTCCGATTAACATCATCGGTGATGTCCTTTTGAATAATCGCCACCTGATTACCTGTACTCATTCCTTAAATCGCCTCCTGTATATCTGCCGTCTCAATACGCAGATTCTTATCTTTCTCGCTGACCAATAGCCGAATCACTTGAGCATCTGTGGGGATTAGCTTCGTGATAGACTCTGCATTGTCAATAAAAATAGGCGCCGATATTCCGTAGTGCTCGGATAGTGTGTTGATAATATCCAGGCCGACATTGTTCTGAGCAGCTTTATTGAGCCCGCCTTCATATGGAACACCCTTGTAAAGTGTGTCGCAGACTTCCTTCAGCCCGCCGTTGACCTGCTCTTCAAAGAGTCTGAACCGCGCCAGCTTGAACTTGCTGTTGATCTTGGCGTCAAGCAGGTTGACTTTCGTACGGGTGAACTCTTCACAAAGGAACAGTTCGTGCTGCAGCCGCTCATATTCACCGGCCAGACTTCTCTCCTGCTGCTCCAACTCGGCGACACGTTGCTGCCCGCGCTTAACGCCGTCGAATTTAGCCAGGTCCCGTTCCATATCCTCGACTTCAAGTCGCAGCCTGCCGATCTCTTCCCGCACGCCCGCAGCAGCCGATTGGCTGGATTGTCGAAGCTCTACAATTTCCTGCTGAAGCCGGATCGCCTCGGCAGCCTTGCCAGCATACTCAGGTTCTGATGTTGGGTCCTTAACGCCCGCCCGCAGCTCAGTAAGCTCGGTTTCTGCTGCGCTGATCTCTGTCTGCAGAGCAGCCAGGCTGTTGTTAAGCTCGTCAATGTCGATCTGGAGCCGTTTGACTTCCTGCTCAAATTTCTCTGCTTCGGCGATAGCAGCCTTCCCATCCGCATTAATGCGCGCCTTCCGGTCTGCCAAGCGCAGATTAAAATCAGCCTCCGCCTTTTCATGTGCCGCCTTGATCTGCTCCTCCGGAAGATTCTGTCCGCAAGTCGGGCAACTCACATCATGATGATGTTCGAATACTTCTTCTTTCAAAGCGGTAAAATCTGCTCGCAGCCGCTCTGCTTCCTGACGGCGACCAGCAGCCAAGCGCTCGTTCTGCTTGATTCGCTGCTGCTTATCTTCGATGCTCCTGCGGTATTGGTCGAGCTTTGAATGCTTCAAGTTCACAGCATTTCGCATCTCTGCTACCTTATTCAGCACCGATGATTGCAGCCGAGATTTAATATCGATCTGCTCTGCCTCGACTTCGCGTAGGCGCTTCTCCTTCACAGAAACCTCGCCGCCGGAGAGAATGCGAGATACCTCTGCCTCCCTGGACTCAATTCGGCTACGCAAGAGCGCAACATCTTCCTTTAGGAGATCTTCGTCCAATTCAGCAACGTCAGGCATCTGTCTCTGAACCTCGCTGATCCGCACCGGTAGTTCCTTAATTTCCTTGTTAATAGCTGCACTTCGAGCAGTGATAACTTTCTTATGAGCGTCCATTTCACGGCCAGCTAGGATTGTAGGAAGCTCAGCCAAATCCTCGTTACTATGAATGACTTCGGCATCTGTCAGATCACCAGACACTTCCAATAGCACCTTGCGACGTTCCTCTTTTTTAAGAACCTCGTTAAAGTAAGAAGGACTGGTCAGCAACCTGAACAATTCTTCCTTGATGATTGCGTCAACCTCGGCCTGGAATTCCCGCATGCTGAGTGGAACACCGTCCACAAAATAAGTAGTAGTGTGACCCTCAAAGCTCTCAACCGGCGCGCCACGTTTCTTTGTCCACTTCTCGGCATAAACCCGGCGGAATGTCCGGCGATGGTTGTCCACCAGAAGGGAGCCTTCAATTTCATGCTCCAGCTTGTGTTGTTGAACCAAGCCGACAAAATTCAACTCTTTGATTTCGAATTTCTGTTCTGTACGATTCTCACTGTCTTTGCCGAACAGGAGCCAAAGGAATCCGTCAAATATCGTGGTCTTGCCTGTGGCATTATCTCCAAAAATGTCAATGTCCCGGCCATCAGCTGGAACATTGAATTCCTTAATCCCTTTAAAATTACGGAGCGTCAGGCGCTCCAGAACGATACGCTTCAAGCGATCTCCTCCTCCATTGCTGCATTACATTCCGCATGTAAGATCATTTGTTGATCAGGTGTTTCCGGGTAACGAATGCTTTCCAGATAAGTCCGAATGGCATATTCAACTTCAGCTAATTGATCCGGATCAGCGTGCAGCTGAAAGGTCCCGGATTGCTGCCGGATTGAAAGAACCGGCGGCGTATAGTGTGTTGGAGGCTGAATTTCAACCTCAATGCGCTGACCGCTAATATCAGCAGAAAAGGCAGTTGACATTACATTCACTCCCTCTTGTGTAGTGCGCCCCCACCTGCTAAGATGGAGGCAAGTGAATAATTAAGTTTTCAATGAACAGTGATAGCCCATGCCAGTGGGCTATTTTTCGTTGTCGTGTTCAGCAATTTGCTTATAATCCACGATTACAGGAGCGTTCTCGACACTGGCTATCATGTGGCCATCTTCGTCCAGAACGACATACTCAGAATGAACATGGTCCTCATACTCAGAACCAACCTGCTTAATCTCAATTACTTCATGGCTATCAATCTCGGTTCCAACTTCAAATACTCGTGTAGGATTACTAACCACTGTTAACTTTTGAATGATTTGCATAAGCTGCCTCCTTTCTATGTATTTGCAAGGTGGGCGAGGGAGTAAATGCACCAATAAAGACGGCCTTTTCAGCTCCCTTGATCTATGTGATCCGCCACCACCTTGGATGCGTCAGCCGCATCTTGGAATCCCGGACGGAGGAAAGGTTATTTCTAAGGTCCGACATTCCAAGACAGGGGCCGAAGCCCGTGCCAGTCCTTCTTAAATACCTGCTGCTTTAGCCATTTTCTGAATAGTTGCTCGGCTGTACAGCTTTCCTTCGAACGGGATCAGATCGTCCTGGCTACCACTGATCGCACAGCCAGGTGCATATTTCCGAAGGATTACTTTCTCGTCGTCAACAAAGATTTCTACAGGGTCCTTGATGTCCAAATTCATAGTGCGGCGTAATTCAATAGGGATAACGATCCGTCCAAGCTCGTCGATTTTGCGTACAATTCCAGTTGATTTCATATTATTAGCCTCCGTAAGATTTATTTTTAGAGTTTATTAATGCACTTGAATCTCAAAGGGTAGCCTTGTGCTTTTCACGCTTCGGGGTTAAAATGGACATCAATAGATTCTCTAACCGAGATTTCAAACCAAGTGACTGCCCTGCCAGGCGATCATTTTTCATTTCTACTTCAGCGATGCGGATCATATTATTCAGATAGTCTTCAGCATCCTCAATCCTTCCTGGTAGCATCACATCCGGATTCTTCCGGATCATCTGAAGGTTATGCACTGCATGCTTACCCGCTTCTCTTGCCTCAGCAACCAATTGTTTCCTTTCCAAAGCGCTCCCTCATTTCAAATATTTTTTAACTTTTAGCTCAGCTCGATGCTCCTTCCAAGTTCCCAACCAACTAAAGGAATACTCTTTACATAGCACTGCAGCCAGATGAGTCAGGGCCGTGATAGCTTCCACCGTTTCCATAAGTAGTCGTTTTATTTGATGTCGCTCTGCATCCGTTATTTGTTCATTAGTTTTGCTGATTGGTGCTTGTCCCGATGCCACAAGTACTTCCTTCATCTCCTCGACGGTTTTTATTAGGACGCTTGCTCTATGCAGATCCACATTATCCAGCCAAGGTGAGAAGGCTCCCCCAGAAACATCTGCTACTGCTGCCAAGAAAAGCTGCCCATCATCGTAGTGCTCAACCGCTGCCTTCATGACTGGCCTAGAAGCTTTACGCGTTCCTTTAACGATTTTCCCGATTTGAGAAGCATCGACATTAGCTACTTTTCCAGCAATATGCCGGTTATCACCGGTACGTTTCAAGACGTCTTGTAGTGCGGTTCCAAATTGTCCGATTGCCAACTAGATTTCAACTCCTTTGTCCGTTTTATGGGATGCTATCGGACAGAGGCCTGATGTATGATGTTGTTAAGCGATTCCCCTTACCGCAATCCCTGCCCGCCGCTGCCGATAAAGCTCGGCGGGTTTTCTTTATCCGATTGCATGTCTGCGTTTAGCTTTGAAATCTTCACCAGCGTTATTATCGATCCACTCGGTGTGTTCATCGATCCACCGAAGTAATAAAGCTGACGGTATCCGTGGATTACCAAACTCACGATTCACTGGAAAGTCTGGACGTTTCATAACCTCAGTGGCTGTTGGTCTGCTAATGTCCAGAAGTTCCATGAACTGCTTAATGCTAAGCACTGGCGGTAGTGAAGTCGGGACTTGTACTGCGTAAACTTCAATTGCTCGAGATACAACTTTTTCAAGCAACCGTTCTAAGTCATCGCTGTCCATCACAACTATGGACATTTAGATCACCTCCTTGATTCAAATATGTTCCTTTAAGGAACTTTCGTCTTCAAAAAAATTTCCCCATGGAAATTTAAGAACACTAGCAATAGCTTTTGCAGCGGGAACAGCAGGAGTTTTAGTACCGACTTCAATATTTGTATAGTAACTCCGCGATATACCTGCTTCATCAGCTACCTGCTCATGAGTTTTACCTAATGTCTCACGAAGTTCTTTCAACCAACTCCTCATCCAGCATCACCTCCATTGTTCCTTTAAGTAACTTTATAGCTTGATTATATGTTACTTTAAGAAACATGTCAAACATAAAAGTTTCTTTTAAGAACATTTATATCAAGTTTCTTTTAGGAACATTATAATAGTCTTATCTTGTATAGTTGGGGTTGTGTACATGGAAATAGTAGGGAAACGAATAAAAGGTGAACGAGAGGCCTTAAAGAAACAGGATCAAAAATGGACTCAAGAATTTGTTGCAGATCTTATTGGTGTTGCTAGGGTAACCTACACTGCTTATGAAAATGGAACAAAATTACCACCAGTAGATACATTGAATAAAATAGCTGACACATTTGATTGTGACACTGATTTCTTAAGTGGAAGATCAAATATACGCAAGAAGCCTGAGAGCAACCTTACTTTCTACGGTGGGCCAAATGACTGGACAGAAGAGGAATTTAAAGCGGCTGATGATTTTATAAAGGAAATCAGAGAGGCACGACAAAGAGCTTTAGATAAAGCAAATAAAGAGCAGAAATAAAGAGGTTTTACACATAGCCAGCAATGGCTTTTCTTTTACATACAAAATAGAACATATGTACGCTATTGGAGGATTTAACATGAACTTATCCAAATACTTCAAAACTCCGTTGGAACAAACTATTGAAAATCACTACCTCTCCAGGGCTATATTGGTGCCAAACGATTTGACTATAGAACGAATTTCTGAAGCCTTTAATGTGGAGGTGCATTTCAAAAGCGTTAAATCGTTTTCTGATAATGAATTATGTGTAATTGTTATCAACCAACAGGATGAACGTGATGTACAGCATAAAACATTCTTCCACGAGCTAGGACACGTGCTCCGCCATGTTGGGGATCAGCGTCAGATTTCGGAGCTTTTCCAGCAAATGCAAGAAGCTGATGCCGAACGATTCAGTCTTTACGCAGCCATCCCCTTTTTCATGCTTGAAAAATTGCAGCTCTCTGCTTTCGAAGAAGAAGCGGCAGGTATAGTTGCAACCGTATTTCAGGTTCCTCCAGAATTCGCACTGTTGCGTCTGAAACAGATTCGCGAGCGTATTGCTAGCGCTGAATTCATGACGGCTTTTACATATACTGCTGTGGCCAAGGAAAACACTTTACCATACACGACAACTCCTGAGCCAATCATACGAGGTGTTTACGGGCTTGACGATTTATCTAGACCACACACGCTTATCATTGAACAACGTGGAGGTTTTAAGTGGGATCAGCCACTCTACATCGAGGTTAATGGAACCTTTAAAAGCGTGGATGTCCATCCAAACTCTAATCGGAATAGCGCTGTTGTTCGTTCAAGTGATCTTTTAATCCCTCCGAGCCGTTCTGGATACGTAATGATCGACATGGAGCGAATTGCTTCTCGACATGGACAAAACGCAAACAAATTGTTTCTAACCATAGAAGCTTTAGAAGATGCTATTAATTTTTAATTTAGGAGGACCTACTCATGGCCAGCGTATTTAAAGTACCTGCAAAGAACAAACAAGGCTACAAGTGGAAGTGTGTCATGGAGGGTCCTCCTGATCCGGTCACAGGCAAGCGCCAACAGGTACCGAGGGTACGTGATACACAGAAGGAAGCCATCGCCGCAGCTCAGGCAGTTGTGGATCGTATGAAGGGTGGAACCGATACAAAGCGAGCCAAAAAAATGAAATTCAATGAGGCTGCTCAAGAATGGCTACAAGATTATATTATTACTAGCGGAGTTAAAGGAAAAACTGTGGAAGCTCATGTGTCCGACATTAATTTACTGAACAAATATTATGGTGGCGCTAATATCGATAAAATAACACATAACCAACATCAAAAAATGCTCAACAATTTGTTTTCAGAAGGATATGAGATAAACTCCATCTATCGTTATCACTCAACAGCAAATTTAATATTCAAATGGATCATCAAAGAAAATTTACGCATTGATAACCCTTGTCAAAACATAAAAATGCCTAAAAAACAACGGACAGTTTTAGAAGCTAAAAACAATGCACTGGAAGAAAAATTTCTGGAAAGAAGTGAAATTGAAGAATTTCTGGAAGTACTACAAAATCACGGTTTAGGTGATGATCTAGAGACGTTTTATTTTTTGCTGTTTAGCGGAGTGCGACCAGGAGAATTTTGTGCTTTAGAGTGGCCTGATTTCAACTTCGAAACTCATGACGTTCATATTTATAAAACACTTCACTTTCCACAGGGTGGAAGTGGCGCGTACCAATTAACACCTCCAAAGACTACCGGATCCGTCCGCACCTTTGATGTGGATGATTTCATCGTTGAGATGTTTAAGCGGTTAAAGGTAAAACAGTACGCTCGACATAAAAGATACAAGGAGCTCCACGATGACTTTGTAGAGACTCAGTTTATTTTGACCAATAACAACGGAACACCTTTTACAAATTGGAAGTTAGTTAACCGCATGGCTCGGCTAATGAAATTAACAAACATCAAGAAGCACGCAACCCCTCATATATTTCGACACACGCACATCACGATGCTAATCGAAGCAAGTATCGCGTCTGGCTCTCAGATTGATCTCAAAACGATTATGAAGCGTGTAGGTCACGATGATGCAAAAACCACACTCAAGATTTATACCCATGTGACGGAACGAATGATGCAAAGCAGTAGTGACAAACTAAAAATCCACTTCCAAAACATATTAAATTCCAAGGATCTGCCGAGAATGTGATTTTTCTGTGATTTCAAGATAAAAAAAAGACTCAAAATCCCTTGTAAACACTGATATATCAAGGTTTTTTGAGTCTTATACAATTTATTATATTAATATATTGGGGCAAACCGCAAGCATGCGTGTCCTTTCGAAAAAAAATGGGCAGTGATTATCAAGATTATTCCATAAATTAATCACAAATAAAAAGAACTCCTAACCTTTTGGCGTTGGAGTTCTTCTCATCGAAGATGGATTACATTTAGCGACAATTTCTCATCGTTGGAGGATTGCCAATTACACCTGGGTATTGATAAGTAAGGGGCTCATCGAAGGTAGCATAATCAAAATAAATCATAAGTAAGACGGTGCGTTGGCCAGTCGCAGGGTCACTGATAATAATGTGGTCACGGCCTGCCGCTTCCAGCACACCCTTGTAAACTTTCGCATTCCAGTCTTTGTTGTTCTCATAAGTAAAATAAAACGTACCTACTTTTCCTAAATTCAGGCGGAAAATATTCTCGATGTAGGATTGTTCGAACGTTTGTGGTGGATTCTGAACTACTACTCCCCCTTGCGTCATTGGACTACCACTGCTTACTTGAGGTGGCATGCTGCCCATGCCTTGCATTCCTGATGACATCGGCATTCCGGAAGACATTGGCATACCTGAAGAAGAGACACTACCGATGGTATAAGTTACGGGGCGGTAAGGTTGAACGATCAT